ATGTCTTCATTATTCGATATGTACAAAAAGGGCAGCGGTCAAGCTGCAACTACAGGCCGCATACAGACACAGACCCCGAACCAGACAGCACCGCCCAGAACCGAAAGGCAGGCAACGAATCAGGCTATACAGGGAAACGCCCCGCTGTCATCCTCTTATCGTCTGGGGAAAATCCGGGCCGACGTGAAAGCAGCCCACACCAAAGTAGACACCATGGTAGGAAAAAGAGATATGCTGCTAAAACAGCGGACGACGGCAGAGAAGGAAAAGGCAGAGGCTGAAAAGGCACTGGCGACCTTCGACCTGGTCCAGATCCTTCTACAGAAAACTTCTGAATTCGCTAGGGAACAGATAAAGGTCCGCGTTGAAGACATAGTAAGTCAGGCGCTTAATGTGGTATTCGGCGGCAATCATAGGTTTTTTATCCAGCTGGACGTACGCAGCAGTCAGCCCGTCGCCGACTATTATCTGGACGACGGCCAAGTAATAACGAAGCTGGAAAAGCCAGACTACGACAGGGGCGGCGGTAAGATTGACGTAATAAGCTTGGCGCTTAAGCTGGCAATCGGAGAACTGGAACAGATACCTGGACCGCTATACCTAGACGAAGTCGGTAAGCATGTAAGTAAAGAATACGCGCCGAATGTAGCTTACTTCCTAAAGCAGTACAGCAGCCAGTTTGACAGACAGATAATACTTATCACACATTCCCGCGATCTGGCAGAAATAGGCGACGTAGGTCTGGAAGTAACGCAGAACGACAAAGGCGAAAGCATAGTAAGGGGGGTGACTGCTTAATGGAAAAATTCTTATATGTAGGGGACTTGCACCTACGCGGCACGAACCCCAGGAACCGTATAGGCAGCTACCGCGAAGACGTGAAGGCAAAGATAGCTGAGGTATTCCAGCTGGCAGCGGACCACGCGGTAGACGCTATACTGCTGCCAGGAGATATATGGGATAGCCCGGAAGTAACCCTGGGTGTAATGTTCGACTTCGCGGCCCTTCTGGAACACACCCCGGTACCTATTTATACCACAATTGGGAACCATGACGTATACGGGTACAACCTGGAAACGTACTGGCGTACCTCCTTAAGACTGCTGGAAAAGCTTGTGCCGCGCTTTCATGTGATATACAAACCAGAAGACAGCATACGGTACGGTGAAAGTACACAGATAACCTTCGAACCTTACAGCGCACAAATAGACATAAACCAGCACGGCTACAGCCCACAGGGCGACTTGGCGAACTTTCCAGGCATAAAGATACATGTAGCCCATGGTATGCTGTTGGATCATAAGCCACCCTTCGACCGCTATACCATGGTACAGGACGTACCGACCCAGGCTGACGTAATCCTAACAGGCCACGAACATACAGGGTACGGCGTTATAAAGCGAAAGGACGGGAAGATATTCTGTAATCCAGGAGCGCTTATGCGTATCAAGGCCAGCCATGCGGAAATAAACCGCAGGCCCCAGGTAGCCCTGGTAACGGTCGACCAGGGGAAAGCTGACGTAAAGCTTATACCGCTTAAGTGCGCGAAGCCTGGCGACGAAGTGCTGGATCGCAGCGCTATAGACGCCGAAGAAAAGCGCCAGTATGCTATGGAACAGTTTAGCGCCTTAATTAAGAAGCAGACCGGGGAAAAGGTAATATTGAACGTGCCGCAGATAGTTGAAACCATAGCAGAACAGGAAAAGTACAGCCCGGAAGTCGTAAAGGTCGCCCTAGAAACTATCGACCTGGAACGCGAAAAAATGAGGGCATAAGGGGGTAATAAAGTGGACGATAAACAAAGACAGCTAGAGGAAGATGTTGAAGCTCTGAAAGAATTGGTAAGTGAGGTTTCCCAAAAGTATAAATGCTACATAAATGTGTTCTGCTTTCCTGGTGGTACAGTCTGTACTAATGATGTTCAAGTAGGGGTTTAGTAGGGGGTGGTCCTATGTGTAAGGGCTGGAAATGCCTGAACTGTGGGCATGAACACCCACAGACCGACGACCTGGCCGCCCTAGGCTTCTACATGACAGACTGGGGCGTATGTATAACCCGTTGCCAGGCCTGCGGTAGCTACGCAATAGCACACCGCACAGGCTTACATAGCGGCGAATTCCTAGTAGTTAAGGCAAAGTTAAGAATAGGGGGTAAGTATAGAAATGGCAGGGCATAAGCTTTTGACAGCAGAAGAATGTGGTAAGACGCATATAGACGACGGTTACAGCTGCCCAATATGTGACGGGGGCCTGGCATACTGTACAGTTTGCAAAACAGGCGAAGCAGAAATACCAACAGACTGCCCAGGCCGTCCGGTGACTGAGGAAGAAAGCGCCGCGATAATGGCGGGGGAACTAGACTACGTAGGCGGGCAATGGGTAAACGAATCGAATATGAAACGGAGGATTAAGAACAATGAACATATCGGCACAGTTTAAAGGCATTATTGGACCCGACGCGGTCCAATATGTATATGACAGACTTACGGCAGTAGTTGGGGACTTCCTGGAAGCCGACAAGGTTATAGATGCAGCATACGGGGACAGGTCCACACTGGTGGCGCAAAGGATTCAGCTGGAAACTGAAATAAAGCTAGACGAAAGCGACGCACTTATGAAGATACAGGGCGAAGGAAAAAGCCAGTATGTGATAATTAACGGTCAGACGACTTACTTAAGCAATGAACAGATCAGGGACGCGTTTCGCAGGACCGTAACCAAAGACAAGCGGGAAGAACTGGCGAAGGTAGAAAGCCAGCTGGCCCGTATCGACGTCGAGATAGCCAGGGCGAAGGACAAGTACAGGACAGCGGCAGACGCAGCAGACAGCCTTAAGGCGGCGGCAGCCGTACAGGCAGCATCACTGACGATGATAGGCAAGGCCTACGAACCAGGGCTGGCTGTAAAACCGACAGCATGAAGGACGTAAAACAACAAGAACGCCAGCAGCGCGGCACGGACTTTCAGGACGAAATACGAAGAAGCTGGCGGCTTATTTCCCACACCTGGCGCATGAGGATACCAGACGGTAAGGGCGGTACACGTCCAGCTGACGAACTGGTACTATTTGAAAATATTAATATTCTGGCAGAAATGAAACGTACAGAAGGGGATTGTTTCGAACTGGCATTTTTAGAACCACACCAGATAAAGGGCTTGCTGGACTTTGACAAGGTAATAGACCGAAACTACGGACTGGTGTACGTAAGCTTCCTGAATGAAGAACTGAAAAGGGACGTAGCCTACGCCTTCCGACTTGTAACAGCCATGCGCTACATGCGGCAGAAAAGACGCAAGTACATAAGCATGGAAGAACTATATAACAATGCAATACCGCGGGTGTATTTATCAAGGGCAGTAATGCCGGACGGTAAACCTGGGTACAACTTAAAGGAGATGGTAAGCCATTGCAAATACTTGTAAAGAATAACCTACGGATAAGGGGACTAGTAACTGCTTCGCCTGTAAAGCTTGCGATACTTTCAGCGCTTACAATGGATAACCCGGAATACGTGGACAAGCTAAAGAAGCGTAAAAGTACCTGGGGGATACCTAATAAGCTACAGCTTTTCGCCATGGATCAGGGCGACATAGTAACGGGCAGGGGCTTTCTGAATGAACTTACAGCCATTTTACAGGCGCATAAGATAAACCCCTATACCGTTATCGAAAAGCAGCTTAACGAAGGCCTGGCGGCAGACTTCGGAGAATGGAAGGGCTGGCCGCCGCGTGAATACCAGCTGGAAGCCCTGGCCGCCATAATTGACAGTAACGGCGTCCTGGTATCGCCTGCCGGAAGTGGTAAAACCCTTATGGGTATGTACTACATATGGAAAAAGGGCCGCTGTACCGTATGGCTTACCCATACAAGCGACCTTATGAAGCAGGCGAAGGAAAACGCGGAAAAGTATCTGGGCGGCGTCGGTAAGGTAGGGCTTATCGGCGACGGGCGCCTGGAATGGGGCGACGGTAAGCTGATAATCTGCATGGCCCAGACCCTGGCAGAAAATCCGCAGCTGGTAGAAGCCCTGGCGAAGATAGCCGGGACCCTGGTAATTGACGAAGCGCACCACTTCCCGGCCCCGCTGTTTATGGAAGTCGCTAATCAATTCGACGCCGAAAACTTCGTTGGGCTGACAGCGACGCCGGATCGTAAGGACGGGCTGGAACGCTACTTATATGTTGGAATCGGACCTAAGCGCCACGAAGTACCTAGGGACGTACTGCACAAAGCAGGGCAGCTGATAATCCCAGAAGTACGCTTTGTTTATACAGCTTTCAGGGATGATCCGGCCAGTACGGTAGACGAACTTTCTGGGGCTGTAGACGCAGGCGGCGAAGACCTGGACTACGCAGACCTGGTAAGGCGTATAGTGTACGATCAGCAGCGTAAGGAACTGATAGCTTGCAACGTTCTGGGCAATGCACCGGGAAATTACACCCTGGTACTTACTGAAAACGTCCGGTACTGCTTTTACTTGATGAACCAGGTAGAAAGTCTGGCAAAAAGCCTAAATCGGCCTATACCCCGTATGGCGGTCGTACACGGCGGTATATCCCGTTATGTATGGCGGGTCGTTAAAAACGAACGTACAGCAAAGGGAAGGGTTGCGGACGGCAGCGCAGTAGAAGCAAGGTATAACGACAGGAAAAGCCGCTGGGAAGTCCGTATAGAGCAGTATACAGAGCAGGAAGCCGAAGCCTGGAAATGCACACCCACACAGAGGGCGGCAGCTATACAGGCGTTAAGGGATAAGAAGCTTGACATACTCTTTGCAACGCAGCTGGCCCGTGAAGGACTGGACATTCCGCACCTGAACATTGAACATATGACAATGTCAAAGCGTGGGGACACACACTACAGCCGAAAAGACGGCAGCGCTGTAGAACAGGAAGCCGGACGTATCCAAAGACCAGACCCACATAACGCAGGCAAGAAGGCAATACTATTCGACTATGTGGATTATAATGTAGGGGTATTCCGGGATCAGTACTACAGCCGTAGGGCAGTATATAAGCGCCTTGGCTTCAAAGTACCAAAGAAGCCAAGGACAACAGTAGACGAAATCGATACATTCTTAGGAATGCAGTAGACCTTTTTTCTGGTACTGGGGGTATTAAGATACCTTTGAAATACAACACAAACACAATTCAAATTTATAGGGGGTTACAAAATGAAAGTCGATCAAACCGTAAACATGGAAAAGAACAATCAAAACGCAATAGTAGCCGCAGCCGCAAAGGAAGGCAGCGCAGATGCAACTACCGCATTAGTAGCGACTGAACTTAATGCAGTCGCAATATCAAGCGGACAGCCTGCTTACATAACGCAACTGCTAGAAAACCTTATGGCTGACTTCATGCTGGCAAACGAAGGCCTGGACCTTGACTTTGTCTATATGGGAAGCTGGCTTATATTCAATAAAAAGGGAGTATTCCATGAAAAGGATAACCCGGACGTAGCCTACGGCGACCATATCGACGTTGTTATAGGTCAGGGAGAAAAGCACTGGTCCTTATGGGGACTACAGGACAGCCCGGAAGACGGCCAGCTTATCGTAGCATGCAAAGAAAAGGCAGACGCCGAAGCTGCCCTGGCTGTATGGCTGGAAGCAAACCCGGATGCGGCTACCCGTTACAGCATGGACGATCTGGAATTAAGGTACATGGCTTATGTGGTACCGGTCGCAAGCCTTGGAAAAGGCGACGAAATGCCTAAGATCTATATAATGTCGTTCGCGCCTACGAACACCATAGCATACGGCAAATACGCCCGGGCGTTGTATATGGGTAATTTCAAGGCTATGGATATCCCCCAAAGGACAGGTGTAAACAAGGTCGTAACCAGAATTACGACCGCAGATAAGAAGGGCAAGAATACCAGCTGGATAGGTCTTGAATTTGCAGCAGTAGGCCTGTTTAATCCTGCTGACTATGGTATACAGGAAGATGCTGCACAATAAACACAAGGGGGCCGCTGTAAATGAGTGACACAGATAAAACGCTAAAACTGGCCGACTTCAAATATGTTGATTTCTGGTATACCGATATAAACGGTAAAAACCACGAATGGACCCGTATAGAGGTCGGAGAAGTGGCAAAATACCAGCAGGAACACGCTTTAAATTTCAATTGTTTCATAACGGTACAGCGGTACGCTAACAGTACAAGGACAAAAGGGGAGTCGTACGCGGCACCCCTTTTCTTCGACCTTGACTACAAGGAAAACCCGCAAATAGCGAAAGACGAAGCTGTACGTATCGTAGACTTTTTCTTACATGAGCTGGACCTTAAGGAAAGCGATATATGGGTATATTTTTCCGGTAGTAAGGGCTTCCATATCCTCATAGCAAACCAGGCAATAGGGATAGAACCCAGGAACGACCTACATAAAGCCTTTAACCATATCGCGAACTACCTTAAGTATCGCCTGGGGGATAGAATAACAGAATCAGGACCGGACGGGGAAAACAGGGAAAAGATTATACCACTTAAAAGTATCGACCCCGCGGTATACACCAGCGCCCGTATGCTGCGTTTACCGAATAGCATACACCAAAATACCAGACTATTTAAAATCGAATTAACCATAGAGGAATTAAGACTTTTAAACTTGGAACAAATAAAGGAACTGGCAAAGCAACCACGGAAGGACGTAGGGCTTTCAGGCGAAGACCGGAAGAAAGCGCTAAAACTGCGTAAGTTTGCTTTCGCCTTATACGTAGATAAGCTTAAGGAATACGAACAGGCAGAAGCAACAAGTACCAGTCGATACAGTAACGAAGTCTACTACTTTGATAAACAAAACCCGCCCGTATGTGTCCTGGACATTCTGAAAGGTGGCTGGAAGAAGGACGGCGACAGGAACCAGGCGACGGTCCAGCTGGCTTGCTATTACAAAGATGCGGGCTTTACGAAGGAAGAAACAGCCGAAGTACTGACAGATTGGGTGATTAAGCATACTAGCGCAGATACGAAATACAGTTCACAACAAAGGGTAGCCAATACTCGCAGTGTTATAGACGCTGTATACGGACAGGAAAACGCTTACCGTTTCGGCTGCGCGTTTATCCGGTCACTGCATGGACCGAAACAACCAGGAAACGACGAATACGACCGTGTCGCGTGTACTTATGAACTTTGTCCCTGCCTTAAACAAAACAACGAAGTAGAGGAAGAAGCCACAGCCTTACACCTAGCACAGACAGGAAAGGCTGAATTTACCGGGAAGCTTGTAAAGACTCGTATAATGGTTGCAGGGAAGAAGCATACCCCATATATAGTTCCGAAGAAAGTAGAATACAGCTGCTGGGGTAAGAAGAACTGTAAAAAGGTCCACTGTCCGTTGTACAACATAGAAAATGGGACTATATACAAGGCACTGAATGTCCAGGACCGCGAACTTTTACAAATGTGCGGCGTTGGCGACGACAACATAAAAGGGATACTTCGCCAGGTAAGTACTATACCAGCCTGCCAGCGCTTCGATATGACGACGGTAGAAAGTGTAAACCTAGACGAACTGCTGACAATACCCATGGCCGAAGACAACGACATAGGGGCTATCGACGAAAAAGCCGTAACCGAAGGGAAGTACGTACTACGTAAAATATACAGCGTAGGCGACCTCAATATACAGGAAAACAAGTACTACGAAATCGATGGCTACGTATTCCCGCACCCGAAGAACCAGGAAGGTACGATAATTATAAAAGCTGCAAAGCCATTGCAGGACGTCGTAGAACGCTTCAAAATAACCGATGAAATCAAGGAAAACCTTAAGATATTCAGACCGCACGAACACACCCAGGAAGCCATATACGAAAAGCTACAGGCTATTATGGACGACCTTACCTATAACGTAACCCATATAGTCGAAAGGGACGAAGTACTGCTAGGCGTCCTACTTACTTATCATAGTGTCCTACGTTTTACGGTACCCTGGGATAATCAACCGATAAGGGGCTGGGTAGAAATGAAGATACTAGGGGACACCGCGACAGGCAAAAGCGCCCTTATTGAAAAGGTCCAGAAATTTGTAGGCCTGGGCACCAGGGTAAACGCCGAAAGTACAAGCCGTACAGGCTTAACCTACAAAATGGAGCAATCTGGCACTGGCGGGGCCTGGTATATAGTATGGGGCGCCTGGCCGCTTGCGGACCGGGAACTTATCTGGATTGACGAAGATACCGGAATAACGAAGGACGAATACGGGGAAATGACCCTGGCAAGATCTGACGGAAAACTGGAAGTCAAAAGGGCTGTAACGGCTGAAACTCCTTGCAGAGTAAGGGCCATACTGTCCGGTAACGTACCGCATGGTAAAAGACTTTCCGACTACACCCAGGGCGTAGAAGCGCTTAAAGACATTTTCAACAATGAGGATATAAGACGTTTCGACTTCGCTACCTTCATGCGATATAGCGACGTAGACCCGGAACTGTATAACCAAAAGCTTAAGACGTACCCGGTACAGATAACAGCCGAACTGCTAAAAGATAATATCCTTTTCGCGTGGTCCAGGAAGACCGACGACGTCATAATAACCGCGGACGCCCAGGACAAGATACTGGAAGGCGCTACGGAACTTTCCAGGCTGTACGGGAACGCTTCGGACATTCCACTGGTTACACCTTCGGATCAGCGTAACAAAATCGCCCGTTTATCGGTCGCCCTGTCAGCCCTACTGCACAGCACAGACGAAAGCGGTGAACGTATACAGGTATGGCCGGGACACGTTGATTTTATCATATCCTACCTTAAAGGTGTATATAACGCTGGTGGCTGCGGACTGAACTACTACGCGAAGCTATGCGTAAAGGAAGAAGAACTTGACGACCCAAAGTACCAGAAGCTTACTGAAAAGCTTAAGGAAGTCGACACCCTTAAAGGCGAAATTAAGTTTACTGAATTCCTTAACCTGTTCGCCAGAACAAAGTACTTAAGACAGTCAGACCTGGAAGCTATGCTGGCGATAAGCAAGGAAGAAGCGAAGGCTGTAGCGACAGCACTTACCCGGCTTAAGATGGTAGAGGTAACGACCGGGGGCTACAGGAAAACAGCCCGCTTTAATGCGTATATTGCAAAGGCCTTCGAACTGGGTCTGTTCGATAACTACGAAGACGAACTATAAAGGGGGCGGGTAGTATGCCTGTACCCTGGCACAAGCGAAAGGATCGGGTAAAGCTGTATGAACAGCGCAACAAAGAAGAAGGTCGCCTACCTTACTTTAGCGATCGGGCGCGCTTCATAAACCGGAACGCGCGGGAGAAGTACGGCCGTACTGAAAAGGTAACGGGTCAGCAACTTAAGCACCTGTACGAAATATCGAATAAAGCCTGTTTCTACTGTAAAACGCCGCTTACTCCGGCCCAGGTACACTTCGACCATATGGACCCGCTTAGTAAAGGCGGGGAAAACACCGTAGAAAACCTGTGTACAGCCTGCGGACCCTGCAACCTTTCGAAGAACGACAGCAGTATAGACGAATTCTTACTAAGGGTAGAGGAAACCCAGACACCGGAACGTATCTATAAAACATTATTTTGCAAGGGGGTATAAATTCAATGAGTAAAAAACCTGTAGTATATTTCGCCGGAACCATGACTGGCTTAACATATGAGGAAATGAAGGAATGGCGTATAAAGGCCGCCCGCGTACTAAAGTCCCACGGCTTCGAAGTCCTGGACCCATGCGAACGCGTAGACGGTGGTAACTTCCAGCAGCTTATGGACATTGCTTACCATGGCGCCGAAGTAGTGAACACACCAGCCCCGGAAGTGGTAGACAGCAACGTATACCACATAGCCCGCAGCAGCTTAGTACTGGCAGAATTCAATTTTAACCGGACAAGCATAGGCACTATAGGCGAAGTAGTTGTAGCTGCCAGAGAACTTAAGAAGCCTGTAATAGCCTGGGGAACGAATAGTAAGGTACACAGCTACCCCTGGGTAAAAAGGCACCTTACAGCGCACAGGGATAGCCTGGACGACGCCCTGGCCCACATCATAGAAGTATATAAGGGAGCTGAATAATCATGCGGCTAGGCAGCTTATTTCCACAGACGAAGACCTTAGCGACGGCACCAAAGCCAACATTGCAGAACTTAAGCGCCAGTGCTACGTCTTCCGTAGGTAAGGGCTTGGCGGTTGTCAACGGTACAGGAGTAGTAAAGCGTAAGCCTGGGGAATTCTCCGTAGTATGGCCTAAAATGCCCGTACAGCAGCCAAAGGACTACCGGGTAATTACGACTGCGAAGGAGTTAGCTGAATACGCTAAAAAATGCGAGCTGACCGGGTACGCCAGCTTCGACTATGAAACAGCGCCGGACGACGACGAAAGGCAGCACTGGGCTGACTACTTTAAAGAGTATAACAAGAAGCTGGCACAGCTTAATGCTTCCCTGGCAGCAGCAGAAGAAGGCCAGGAGAAGCCGGACAAAGCAGTAGTAAAAGCCCTAAACGCTGAAATATCAGGACTGACTAAAGAATACACAGAGAAGCAAAAGGATCACCTTTTAAGCCCACTGGATCCGTGGCGTAGTAAAGTCTGTACGGCTTCCATAGCAGCGGCAGTACACGAAGCCCGGGTAATATATCTAGATCACAAGGAAGGCCGTCTGATGTTCGAACCTGGCTTAAGTAGGTCAGCAGCCCGTAAGCTATTCTTTGACGTTCTGGATCGTCTTATATTCGCCAATGACAAGATAGTAAAGGTCGCGTATAATCTGTCATTCGAAACAAAGCAGAGCGCGCACCAGGGCAAATACATAAACATGCCTGTAGCCGACCCGTTTATAATGTTAATACGCTGCCTGCAAGTAGTCGCACCCAGCAAAGTACAGGCAGACGAAAGAGCCTACGTAGGTAAAAGCCTTAAGAAAATGACAAAGGAATACCTGGGCGTCATAATGACAGAGTTTAAAAAGCTGCTGGATAAGCATAAAGTAGAGTTCTTCGACGAAATCAGTACTGACGACCCGGACACTATAAGCTATTCCGCAGAGGACAGCGACTACGCTTTACAGCTCTACTTCTACTGGGTAGAGATAGCAAAGCAGATACCTAGGTACTACGACTGGCTGCATAATATCGAAATGCCATTTATGCGCGTAATCGGCCTTATGGAATACTGGGGTATGTCCTGGGATACCGAACTGGCCGCAGAGAAGCGCAAGGAAGCCGAAGACAAGCAGAAGGAATACCAGGACGAAATACGGTACATGGCTAAAGACACTTTCGGTATAGACGTGGACCCGGGCCAGGCGGGTAAGACTGGCGACGTCCGGTACCTTATCTTCGACGTAATGAAGCTTCCGGCCGCCAGCTGGGGTAAGGCTAAAGAGGATGGGGTCAGGTCGCCCAGCCTGGATAAAGAAGCCCTTCTGGATATGATATTCATGCTGGAAAACAACCTGGAAACCCTGGACGAAGAAGAATACCTTACGACCCCATTACCGGACGACTGGGAAGCCAGGGATCCGGAAACGGACCCGTACTTAAGCAAGGATGAACGCCGGGCCGTAAGGATAAAAAGAAGGCAGCCGCACCCGCACAAGGAACAGGGTATACAGTTGCTTAGGACAATGCAGAAGATACAGAAATACGCTACGCTGCTATCTTCTCACGTAGACGGTAGGGAAAAGTACTTACACCCGGTAACAAAGCGCATACATCACAATTACGGAGTATGGACTGAAACCAGTCGCTGTAATTGTTTCAGACCGAACGGCCAGAACGTGCCACGGTCCGACCATGACGAACTGGGCGTACGTACAATGTATAAAGCCGAAGAAGGCAAGGTATTCTTTTTTATCGACTTTTCCGGCTTCGAACTTCGCATTATGTCCTGGAAGTCCGGTGACGAAGTTATGATAGAAATATTCAACACTGGCGGGGATATGCACAAAATGACCGCCAGCAAGGCCACAGGTAAACCTATGGACCAGGTAACAAAGCATGAAAGGTATAGCGCAAAGCCTGCAAACTTCGGCATATGCTACGGCGGTACTGAATACGCCCTACAGAAGACCGTAAAAACTGAATTGGATATGCGCTGGTCCCTGGAAACATGCGCGACCCTGGTAAGGGCCGTAAAGGAAGCGTACCCCAGAATCCCGGAATACCAGCGTAATATCGTCCTACAGGCCCGCGAAAACGGATACGTAACTACTGCCTATGGGTACATAAGGTTACTTCCGAATATCAACAGTAGCAACAACTACCTACGCGGCAGCGACGAAAGAAGGGCCGGGAATACACCGATACAGGGCAGCGCGGCTGACTTTATGAAGCGGGCGCAGAACGCGGTATACGATAAGGTCGGAACTGACAGCCGCGAATTCTTCCAGCGCATAGACGACGGCGCACCGGAAGAAAAAGCCCTGGAAGGCCTGGTACTGGTACACAGTCATAACGATATGGCGGCGCAAATTCACGACGAAATACTATTTCAAATGGACGATAATTCAGAAAGAACAAAGGCTGCGGCCAACTGGATAAAGGCGGCCATGGAAGTAAAGCCTACAGACGACTTCCCTGTACCTATAATCGCGGAAGCTGCCATAGGGTATAACTGGGGTAGTAAGGTAGAATATGATAAATGGCTTAAGGGACTGGGGCAAAAGGAAACCGCTTAATTCTGTCTATCTGACACGTTTAAAAGGACTGTCGTATAGGCTATTTTTAGGAATTCAATCTGTCGTACAGACAGATTGATACAAAGGGGGTTATATAAATGCCTACAAATATCTACTGCGAAAACGAAGAATGTACCCATTGTATCGACGGAATATGTCATAAGCAAGCTGTAAAAATCAATTACCGGGGCAAATGTGAAAGCCTCCAAGTAAAAGAACCAGGGGGCGACTATGAGCAAGAAAAGGTATAAAAGTATATACGACGCCCTGGACGCTGTTCTTATGGGAACCATGGACACCAGCGGCGTAAAAGCAGCAAAGGAACGCTACGAAGAAAAGAAGCGCCAACAGCAGGAGCAGCAAAAGAAGTATGTAACCATGGAAGAAGCATTGGACCCGAAACAGGATAAGATACGCAAGCTACAGGCAATTATAAACGACCCAGGGGCTACTCAGGGCGAAAAGGATAACGCCAAAAGGCTAATACAGAAGCTTAAGAATAGGGGGTAGGTTAATGAACATGAGGGGTGATGAACAAAACACGATAAATAAAGACACTTCACTTGAAGAGTGGAAGCTACAGAAAGCAAAAAAAAGAGATCAGTTTACAGCGCAACAAAATCTCCCATATGAAATAAAGGTACGTAGGGCAGAAATACGTGCGTATGAATTCAGGGCTGAAATGGATAAACGGGGACATGACTGCCATGTGTCTATTGGAGGGTTGGATAGTATAACACTATTCTTGTTTCTTAAGAGTATCGGAATCAATGTACCTGGAATATCTGTATCATCAATAGAAGATAAAAGCATACAACGAATTCATGAGCAGTTAGGCCTTATTAAGATTGATCCTTACAAGTCTAAAGTTGAAGTCCTGAATAATATAGGCTTCCCTGTTATATCGAAGAAAATTGCTGGTAGGATTGACACTTTGCAACACCCAACAGAGAAAAACAAGACTGTACGACACGCAATTATAACCGGGGAGTGTGGCAAACAAGGACATTTTGCTAAAAAAAGTAGAATGCAGCTACCACAAAAATGGCTTAAGCTATTTGCCGGTATGGCTAACGAAGAATACGGAACCGATTATATGGAGGCGCCTTTTGCAGTGTCCAACAAATGCTGTTATCACATGAAAGAAAAGCCGTGCGACGATTGGGCAAAAAAGAATAACAGCTATCCATACCTTGGATTAATGGCGTCTGAGGGTGGTCAACGTGAAGAATCATTGATAGAACATGGCTGCAATTATTTTGGAAAAACAGTTATCAGGAGCGCACCGTTTGCGCCATTTCTACGGCAGGATTTATTACAGCTGGCACTTGATTTAAAGGCCCCTGTACCGGAAATCTATGGGGAAATAAAAAGGAAACCTGATGGGACATTATACACCACATTAGCGCAAAGAACCGGATGCAACATGTGTGGGTTTGGAATTCATATGGAAAAACGCCCCCACCGTTTCGACAGGCTTAGAGAGCGAAACCCTAAAGAGTGGGAATTTTGGATGTATCGGTGCTGCACTGACGAAGTAACCAGAGAGAAGTACGGCTGGGGGAAAGTATTAGATTACATTGGGGTGGCATGGGAAGATCTGATTTTAGAACCCAATAAGCAGGCCTAAATTAAGGAGGTAGATACAATGGCAGACTTATTTTACAGATTATTGCAAAACGCTAAAAGTATAACGAAGGCTGAACTACAGGTAGTATTTCCGCCGGACGTGGATAACAGCTACCTTATGCGTAGCATCATTATGTCGGAAAAGAACTACCCCAGCGTAAACTACGACCGAAGCCTACGTAGCTTATGGTACAGTATCGTAAAGCCGACACTGGACAAACTGGGCAAGCTAAAAAGTGAAGATATGACCGAAGAAAGCCTTACGAAATGGGATGCGACACTGTCCCGATACGTGGCCGACCTTCTGCGTCGTGGCTATCTCACTTACAAGGACCTTCATATACTGGACAATTCCAGGCAGAGGGAAAACCCCAGCGTAACCTACTACACGGTAAACCGCGCGATATACTGCTATAAGGCCACACTGGCCCCATACAGTAACATTATCATAGCGACAGAGAAAGACACTGTATACAACATAATAAAGGACATAGCCCAGCTATTCGGCTGTAGCTGCATATCCTGTAAAGGACAGAACAGCCTGGGCGCCATGGAAGACTTAATACGCGGTATGAAGCTAGCGAAGGCCGACAGCCAGGGCGAACTTTTCCCACTTGACGGCAGCGAATACGCCGACTGGAAGCAGTATGTAGAAGACAACGAATATCTACTGAAAGAATACAAACCGGAAGAACTGGACGAAACGGACGTGCAGATAGTGGAACTGGTAAAGCTGTATAAAAGCAACGTCGCCGACTTCCTACGCCGTCATAAGATAGTGGAAATAGGCTGCGACAGATACTACAAGGAAAAGGACCTGTACGGCGGGGCCGACACAGTTTACATTCTGACCATGACAGACTACGACCCGGCCGGGTACTATATCGCCGAAGCCCTGGAAACCCAGGTAAGGGACATACTGGCGTCCCAAGGTATGAGCCATATAAACGTCGAGGTAAAGCGCGTGGGCATAACACCGGACCAGCTGGACGACGACCTGGTAGAAGCTAACAAGTACAGCCCGAAGCCCGCGAACCTGGAAAAATGGCTGGATCGTACAGGCGGTATAGACGGCGAACCTATGGGCCTGGAATTGGACGCGCTGGAACCGACGGAGATACGCCGCATATTCGTAAGGGACCTTATAAACCTGGTAGACCCAGCGGAATACGAAACCTTTGTAAAAGAAGCCTACATACGTAAGCGGTCCCTGGAAGTCATGGCCCTTAAGGTTGAAAAGGCTATAAGGACGACGGTAGGAGTATTCGAAGAAAAGCTGATACTTAATTCCTTCGATATGGAAGAACTGGCTATAAACGGCGATGCCATTATAACCATAGACGGCGCCTGCGAAGACACTTACGACGAAGAAATAGCTCAGGCGATACTTAAGTACTTTGTATAAAGGAGGAGGTGCAGCGCTTATGAGAATAGTACGACGAATAATACAGCCCCGGGCGTTTATCCTTCTGGCGATACTAGTCCTGGCACTGGGGGGCTGTACACATGACGAACAAGCACAAGGGGGAACGGCCAGGCAGGGAACCCAGCCCATATACACGGAAAGAGAGGTACGAAATGGGGAAAACATATACACAGCTACGCCAGGCGCTGGCACAAGCAGAACAAGAAGTATTACAGCTGCGGGAACAGACCCAGAAGCTAATAGAAGCAGGTTTTCGCAACCTGGAAATAATGCGGAAATCACGGAAGACAATAGCCCGACGCAACTTTCTAGTAGGGGCAGCAGTGGGCGCAGTAATAGGCTTTCTTCTGACCTATTTAATTCGTTAGGCCAGGAATTCAAGATAACAGCCTATAAGGCAGGCTACGAAAGCACAGGTAAGAACCCCGGCGACGAAGGCTACGGCGAAACATACAGCGGTGCCATGGTGAAAGAAAACCATACAATAGCAGCAGACCTTAGAGTACTGCCGCTGGGTACTAAAGTGGTTATAGAAGGTATAGGCGCCGTCTTTACGGTAGAGGACAAAGGCGACGCTGTAAAGGGTAAACATATTGACTTATACAATGTCCCAACTACCCGACGCGAAAGCCTGGGGCGTACAATACCGGAAAATCATCATACTGGAAATGGGGGATAAGCAGCAATGAACAGCACTGGAAATCATCAATACATAACCTATTTTCGTGCTAGGAACCCAGAAATATTTTACGTAGAAGGAAGCTATAACGACAACTTCCGTATGAACCTTAAGAACATCGTACCCGCAAAAGCCAGACGCTGGGACGACGAAAAGAAGCGCTGGGAAATCCAGAAGGAATACTTACAGGCTGTAAAATCACTGGCGCAGGAAGTATTCGACGTCGTTTATTATGGCGAAGGCGGCGACTATGTAGAACTATAAAGGGGGCTTACATTATGTCAGATGAAAGGTTAAAGCTATCCCAGGAATTGGACGAGTTTATTGTATTATTCTACAGAGAACCCACGGATACAAACAAGCAAAACATGGAAAGCAAGCGGTTAGAACTGCATGAATCCTTATCAAATATCAGTTAGGGGTGAATTGAATGTATAAAGTCGAAATTCTTACCGTCGTCGGCAGCTTCATAGCGACGACGCCGGAAGAAGTTAACCAGAAAATAGACATAGCAGGCGCTGGCGACTACGTCGCAAACCTGGCCGAAAATGGGCGCTTCGTTGAATTGGAAGACTACAGTATAGTACGGTTTAAAGACCTTTCAATAATCAAGGGCTACCGGGTATTTAACGACACCAGCGTAGGGAATAAGAACCCGGTAGCCGGGGGCGACAACCTACAGCTGGAACAGGGCCTGGCACCGGGGCAGATAATACCAGGCAGGCCTGGCGAAGTGGTTGTAAACCGGGAGTATGTGAAGTACCTAGGAGGACACCACGAAATTATAGTACTGTCCTGCTGGGACGGTACCCAGGAACATTTCCTACTGTATAGGATAAACGGAAGGCCTGCGGAAGAATTCGTGGCACCTCATAATTTTGCGGGTATTGTTACTCTGTGGCTGCGTCAAAGGTCGGGCCTAGACATACACAACGCGGACGTCGCAATACCCCACGGTACCATAGACGACCAGGTAGAAGCCATGGAATACCTTAAAGACTATATCAAGGAAACGGCATCGACTAGGAAGCCGGACGCACCGACCGGAAAGGCGTACCACGGCTGGAACGAGGACAGGGGGCGGGGCCAGTGAAAGTAAAGCTATCCGAATTTCCACACCAGCCAGGGACGCTTCCCTGCTGCCGGGAATGTAAGGGCAAAGCGAAGAAGGATTGTACGCCGGATCCCATGAACTGTACAGACTTTTACATACAGAATAAAGCGTTTATCGAAATGAAGCAAGCGGAAGCCAAATTACTAGTAGGATCGGACGAAGAAACCCGTAGAAACGCCGGGGCGCTGGCGGGAATCTACGGCCCGGAAGAATAGGGGGTATAAGTAAAATGAATATAGCAAGAGTTTTTCCAAGAAAAACAAAAGGTACTCCAGATGATCCGCTTGTGTTTTTCGGTTATCCGAGAGCCAAATTAGTACCGGAAGTTGATGAAATACACGTATCAGTATCATTTACAGGCGATAAGCCTTATGCAGAGAGTCTGGCAAATGCTTGGTATAAAACAGGCATACCAGTAAAAATCGGAGGCCCAGCATATGATCAGGTTACAGACACATTTGTACCCGGTTTGTACTTACATAAAGGTTATGTAATAACAAGCGTTGGCTGTAATAATAGCTGCTGGTTTTGTAAGGTCCATAAGAGAGCAGGAAAACTAAGACCATTGCCTATTACCGAAGGGAATATAGTACAGGATGATAACTTTCTGCTTAATAGTAAAGATCATATTATTTCTGTGTTTGATATGCTTTCCAAGCAGCCCGAAAGGGCAGTATTCTCAGGAGGGCTAGAATCTAAACTACTGAAACCCTGGCATGTGGAATTAATGCAAAAGGTAAAAACTGCACAAATGTTCTTTGCATATGATACAGTGGACGATTACGAGCCGCTTATAATAGCCGGAAAATTACTACAAGAAGCCGGATACACACTTAGGAAGCGTAAAACATTCTGCTATGTGCTAATGGGATACCCAGGGGATACATTCGAAAAAGCAGAAAAGCGCTGCAAGGACACGCTGAAAGCTGGGTTTATCCCGTTCGCAATGCTACACATGGATGATAATGGCTTTCAAGATCCTACCTGGGCGGCATTTCAACGATCATGGTGTAGGGTAGCAGCAATTGTTTCAAGTAATAAAGAGTTTTTTACAGCAGTATGACGACGAATAAAGGGGGTAAGGGAATGTTTTACACTAAAGACTTATACCTGGACGCAGTAACCGACGAAGGCGGCCAGGCATTGTACAAGCTTTACAACGACTACGAAGTACAGGTAGGAATAGAAGGTACCGCGGACTTTGTAATACCCAGAACGTATAAGCTGCTGGAAGAAGTTATAACAGGGGATGGCTTACGCTTTCTGATCCGGCAGAGAATCGACGACGCAGTAGTAGGGTACTGTAGCCTTACTGTGAACTGGATAACGCACACAGCCCATCCTATGTTATTCATAGGTAAGGCCTTCCGCGATAAGGGCTACGGAAAGCAGCTCATGGCTTTGCTTATGTATGTAGCCTTTCAGGAAGTGAACTGTCGGAAAATAGCGATAACCGTCTACAGCTTCAATGAAAGGGCTATGCACTTATACCAGTCTGTGGGCTTTAAAGAGGAAGGCCGTGTACTAGAAGAATGTTACCGAAACGGGCAGTACTGGGACGTCGTCTACATGGGCCTATTTCGTACAAACTGGCAGGAATACCATAGAACTATGGTAAGGGCTGGAACTCGTTCGCATAATTCACAAAAGGAACCCGTATGGCGTGTCTACTTAATGTATAAAGACAGCAACAACGAAATTGCATATGTTAGGTGTGACGAAGAACCCAGCGACGAAATTGTAGCGCAGGCGTTAGAGCTTAACCGCCCTATGGGAGCGACTGCGGCCTTTAAGCGTTTAGACGCTGCCGACTTCGTACCAGAGCTATACACAAAAAATGAAAACCAGTGAAGCACTGCTATGCATTATCAAACAGGAAGGGGGCCAGATAGGAACCCTGGCCCTTTCCGCAATGCTTAAGAAGCTGGAAGAATCCGGCCACCTGGAACTGGACTATACTACGGAACCAGTCGCAAAACTGACGGACAAAGCAAACAAATACCTGGAAGAAAGGGGCTTAAGACTATGAACGAATATAGGGTATTGATACCGATAGGCAGCCAGCTTCCACAGGCTGACAAGCTAATACAAGTGAATGAGAAAAACGACGACGGTAAGGAATGTACTGTAACCGTTATAGTGTCTTCGGTGCGGGCGATAACCTGGGGAACGAAAGGCGACGCCGTCGCCGGGGTATTCGTGGACTTCTGGGGCGTCCCATGGCCACCTATACTGCTGCCGGAGGACATAAAGCGTAAAAGACGTAAGCACGTCGTCGTATATGACCGGGATACTGGCCTGGTTAAAACTTGTATGAACAGCGACGACATTATGGAAGAAGTACCGTCCAACAGCTGCCCGGACTGTGTTAAAAAGGAAAGACTGGCACAAACGGCGACGCAGACCGCAGAAGGGGGCGACGGTAAGTAAATGAACGAAAAACAGTTAATTACAGTAAATGTTCGTTGGTACGACGGATATCTGGAAACTTTTGAAGCCACAGAAGTACGCTTCGGTAACGCGCTGCTATGGTTACGGCTTAAAGACGGGGGTAACCGCCATATCCCGTTAAATGGTGGCGTACGTTGGTTTTCTACGACACCAGAAAGCCACGAAAAGAAAGGGGGCAACGGTAAACAATGAACGTAGAACGAATCCTGGACCTACAAGAAAAAGCCCAACGTGAACCACTGACAGAAAAGGAAGCCTACGACCTAGCAGTAGCCCTAGGCGGCGGGCCGATAACCGAACCACAGAAGGACTACATAGAACTACTTCTGGATCAGACGGGAAATGACCTGGACGAATACACAAACGTACCACTGGATGAATTAACGCTAAACGAAGCAAGCGAAATAATAGACGCTATAAAGGAAGACCTGGACGGCTTCCACTAAGGAGGTAAGGGCATGGGAGGCACAAATACACCAGACGACAATGAAAAAACGGTACAGGACTTTATGGAACACTATGACATGAATCACGACGACGCAGCCCTGCTATTTAAGACAGTTCACCAACTAAAGGGACAATATAAGAAACACAAAGACAGCATAGCGGACATTATAGTTACGGCGTACAAAAATGGTAAATGTATAGCGGAAAGCTTCGGCCGCCCCTATAGTTTTACTGAATTCATAGAACATTTTACAAAAGAGTTAAACCGAAAGGGATAGGAGGTAATTGTATGGAAAACAAGGAAACACAAGACAGGCCGGGGCTACATATTTCAGCGCTGCATAGGGCGCAGCTGGGACCACTGGTCCGGGACACATGGATAAGGTGGACCGAAGGCCAGCCGAACGCGAAACCTTCCCCTACTTTTTCTTGGGAAGAACTAGACCAAAACCGGAAAGAATTCTACCAGTACGTAGGCGACGCCGTAGCCGACCGCATACTGACAATAGTGGACGACTACGAAGACTTCCCGCGGCACCTTGTACCTAAAGCCAGAACGCAGCAGTTGTATAACCGTTGCCAGGAACAAGCCGAAGTAATAAAGACGATGAATCAAACCATAGGCGAGCTTATGAATCAAGTAACTAAGTACTTTAAGACCAGCCTGGCGGTATGTGATACCCAGCTGGCGATAAGCAATGCAGACGACGACACCAGGGCCACAGCAATAACGAAGCACATAGGCGCACTTTCCGACTTGCGCCAGGTCGCACTTACGAAGCAGGCCGTAGATATGGGACCGTACAAAGCTGTAGACTTTACCCGCCTGGCGTCAGACTATATAACACTAAGGGAAGCTTTGTACTATTGCAAAGACACATTAACGAAAATGTGCAACAGGGAAGGCCTGGAGCCAAATGGGGAAATATTCCAGGTGATAGAAAAAGCCTTAAGTAAGTATCCGACCTGTGACTGGGGACCATGCACCAAAGTACCGCTGGATAAAGATGTTATAGCAGGCCTGGGGCGAATGATACCGATAGAGGTAACACACATAAGCATAACGCCGCATGTAAAAGAACTGGTTGCAATGCTGGAACCGAACACGAAAATAGAAGCCCTGGTATACGAAAGGGGTAAGGCGGTAATCACGACCATAAGCGCGAAACTGGCGGCACTGACCCAGGCCGTAGGAGAAGTCATACATAACAATCCAGCCCAATGCGCCCCTGGTGAAAGCCCGTACGAACCAATATACAAGCTAAACCGCTTATACTACCTGTTAACTACACCCATGGCGCCGACCTTCGAAGCAGGGGACCCGGTGGGCTATACGACCCTTAAGTTTAAGACACTGCAAGTCGCAGCACAGGGCGTCATAACCGCATATGGGGCTACGGTAGAAGAACTAAGAGCCAGTAAACTAGCAAACAGCCAAACCGTGGAAAGGCTGGCGCATAGCGTAATAGAGCTGGACGACACACTTAAGCGGATCAAACTTCCGTCCGAAGTAGAACGCGGGCCGAAGGACGACAAAAGGAAAGAACCTACAGGCTTGTAAAACCCTATTACTTACTAAAGTAAGTAATACTACACTATATAATATAATAATATTTATTTTATTTATTTAATTTTATTATTTATATAATATATAAGGGTATTCTTTTTTTTAAGGGGGTATTTACTTTTTTTTCTTTGCTTTGGAAATTACTCTAATACCCTATGCTTTCAAAACGACCCTTATATATTATTTTAGGGGGTTAAAATGGGAATGATTGGTAGGGACGTTATTCGCAGCTGGCTGGATAACTACCAGGGGCTGCTGGAGGACAGCAGGGGCGTTGATGATATGCCACGGAATAGTGGCTGTAAACCCGACGACGGGATAACGGGCGCTATGCTGAACCGGATTATATTAGCCCAGGGGCTTAAGTCTATGCGCTGGGAAGCTGAGATGCTTTACCGCTGCTGTAGGGCGCGCTGGATTGATAAAGACGGCTTCCTGTTTACATTGCGCCTTCTAGGGTTGTCGAAGGACCAGTACTATAAGCGGTGCGACTGGGCAATAGACTATTTGTATTACCACGTGAACGGTTTTGAGGACGATAGACGGGCATTTTTAGACGATTTAAAGGGTAAATCTGTCATTATGACAAATTTTTCTTGAAATGACCCGAAAAGTGTGCTAAGTTTATGTTAGAATGACGTAGTTACGTCAAAGCGGATAAAATACATAATTTGGAATTGGCCGGGAAAAGCAAACGTCGACGCTGCCCCGGCTTTTTTCACGACTAGAAATTCATACATAGCGACGACGGCTACAAAATAGAGGAAAGGGGGCAGCGCATATATGGGAAAGACAGTTAATTGGCCGGAAACGTTCGACCCAGACGACATTAACCTAAAAAGACGCTTAAATGAAAAGGCTGACGACTTGAATTTTATTACGATTAAGTTTAAAAATCCCATGTTAGCGTGTGGGGCCACAAAAAGGGGTAACAGGTGTAAGCTTCCCGCCGGATATGGCACAGGTCACGCGGGATATGGACGCTGTAAGTATCATGGTGGTTGTAATACAGGACCTAAAACCAAAGAAGGGAAGGAACGAAGCGGCGGTAATAATGTTATACATGGTCTGTATCGCGCTGCGCTGTTTCCGTACGAACAGGAAATATTCGATAACTTCGCAAAACAGGACGTAGGCCTGGAATTCGAAATAAACTTATGGAAGTCCAAAATAGTAAGTTATCTTAACAAGAATAGAGACAAGTGGCAGCGGGTATATGAACAAAAGCAAGCCCTGGGCGATATAAAGGCCGCGGAAGCTGCGGATAAGGAAACCAGGGTATTCTACAGCGTCGTAAGTGAAGAAGACGACGGCGAATCTGTAAGCAGGAAAACGCACTACTATCATGCTGGTACTATAGAGGATAAGCCGCTGGTAAGAGCGATGGAAACTTTAAGCCGCCTTATTGATAAACATGCGAAACTTAAAGGCTTGGATAATTCTGACGCCGATAATATCCTGGAACAGATAAACAGTGAATTAAGGGGCGCTTCTTTTGGACAAGTAAGTATTTCCTGGGGCGGTAAACCACAGACCAGGGAAGAAAATAAAGGGTAATTGCAGTAAATCGTTGCAGTAAAGGCTAAAAATCGAAGTACTTTATAATTATGGAAGCCTTATATTGCAAGCTTTCGGCATATACATTATTTAATACAGAGTCTTGATTACCTATTAAGCGGTCGTATTTTTACAGCTTGTTTTATGCCTGGAAGACACGACCAGGGCACCCCCCACCCCCGGAAATGGGGGGGCGGCCGCTGTCCAAGTGGGGGCCTTTCACGAAAAACCGAAAACGTGGCCCTGACACATTGCCAAAAAATACCAGGGCTTAAAACTTCAATTCTACAAACTGGCAACAAATTTACAGGAGGCGAAAAAATGGAACAGCCTATAAGTCTTCTACAGCAGGCAAAGGAAATACTGGCGGCTAGGGGGCTTAAACCGATAGACTACAAGCATATGACGTATGACCAGATAATTAAGCTGGCAGGCCTTAAAAAGTAAGGCTTCCGGTTTTTTACGTGAAAGGGGGTAACGACTTGGAAAAGGAGAAAGACAGATGTAAAGGCTGCATATGTAGTACGTGCAAACTATCAGAAAAGCAGGGTAATGTGTACAGCGGTTGTAATCGCTGTAGTACTTGCGGCAGTATTTGCCTTTCGAACTGCGACAAGTCCCAACCCCAGGAAGATAAAGACCAGCTGGGAGGCTTGCGGCTATGATAACCGACGGGACCAGCGCGTACAAACTAACGGAATTCGATTACCTGGAAGGAATAGACGACGTAAGCGGGGCGCCTGTAATAACCGCAGTACCGAAAACAGCCAGGGCAGCAAGGGAAGGCGTACCATACACGGTTATAAGTGACTTTGGCAACCTATTCAAGCGGGAAAACCTACGGGAAGCCTGGCGCGTTTTCCGTAGGAATGATCCGTACGACTATCAGATAGAAATAGCCGACGCGATACTATACAGCGCAATTCAAGGTCTGGGCTGGCTTTTCGTGGTAATGATAAGCAGGCAAGCTGGAAAGAACGAAATAAGCGCATTTATCCAGCAGTATATTCTACTGTATGGCTGGTATTTCGGGAAGCGGGTATCCGGCGTAAAATTCGCACCGGTACATAAGCCACAGTTACAGGCCAGCATGGACAGGCTTGAAGGCGCAGAAGCTGACGACAGCGGCGGTCTGGCTGGCAGCGTAGTAACCCGGAAGATATGGAAAAAGTCGGACGGTTATAAGTACCACATAGGGAAGCCCAGGCAGTCGAACCAGTACGTCTTCTTGTCTATTAACCCTTCGGCTAACGTCGCCAGCCAGACAGCTTTTACCCTGCTGGAAGGTGACGAAGCCCAGGACATTGATACAAATAAATGGGAACGTGACGCGCAGCCTATGGGAACTTACAACAATGCAACGACGGTATTCTGGGGCGTCGCATGGACAAAGGAAAGCCACATATTCCAGGCAATGAATCAGGCTTACGAAATGGAAGCCCGCGTGGAAGACGAAATGGGGTACCGTCCGAAGCTGGTATTTAGGGTCGACGCCGAAGCTGTAATACGATCCGGTAATAAGAACTATGAAAAGGCGTATAGGAATCAGGTAGCAAGACTGGGCGAAGATCATATAGCAATACAGACCCAGTACAAGCTTAATTTTATTGACAGTATCGGGCGTTTCTTCGGCAGTGAACAGCTGGCGCGGATATATGCCAATACTTTCAGTATGCGCGTAGGTCCTGAACCTGGAAAAGTGTATATTTTCAGTACAGACGTAGCCGGGCAAGAAGAAAACGCGGAGGACAATAACGGCAACACAGCCAAAATAGGTACGAATAAGCGTGACAGCTTGGCGCTGGGCATTGCAGAGCTTGAACGGGACGGAACGGTAATACCCGTATGCTTTTACGAATGGGTAGGACTGGCACACACAAAAGCCCGTGAAGTGATACCGAAAATATTAAAGCACTGGGGAACCGTTGGCGGTGTATGTGATGCTACAGGTATCGGTGAACCATTGGCATATTACCTGGTCGAATACTTTAGGGGCAAGATGGAGATTGAAGCCTATAAATTCAAGGCGACCGGGGACGAAAACAAAAGTAAGCTGGGGTACCTGGCTTATACTTACTGCATGGGCGACCTGTTAAAGATATCAGCAAGGCCGCCGCAGGACCCGCAGCAGTTGGAATTGTGGCGGGAGGTAAAATGGCAGCTTGAACAGCTGATAAGGGTAGCGAAAAAGCAGCAGCAAATAAACTGGTATGTACCCAGCAATGCGGAACCGCGTAAGCCTGGGCACATACCCCACGACGACCTGGCGACGGTCGTTTTTTTATTGCTTAGAGCAGCCCAATATATAACAGACCCGAACAAGCGGCAGGCTTCGGCACTAGATCGCGGTAAGACGGGCGTATAGGAAGGGGGTGCAACTGTGGTTATAGCCGATAAGGAAATATATCAGATACGTGTCCTAGACAAAGAGGGAAATTTTTTAGCTATCATAGACGATGATAGCATGGTAGCAGCTGCGGGCATAACCCTGGACGTGGCAGAAACAGCTATACAGAAAGGGGGTATTGATAATGGCCGTAGTAAGCAAAACGCCCAGCACAATATCGCAGCTGGGAATACTGGCAGCGCCGAACTGGGCGAAGGATAACGGCGCCTGGTTAAAGCGTATTATTGAAAAGCATAAGGCAGACCTAAAGGAATCCCAGGTAGAAGTCTTTCAGGCTGCCTATGATGGCGAACTGCCGACCATAATAGAACGGAAAAAGGCCAGGGGCGACGGAACCGAACACAAATTACAGGTAAATCTGGCCCAGGTGATTATAGATACACCCGTAGACTATATGCTAGGTAAGCCGCCTGTCTGGACTGTCGAAGATCCGGAAGCAGTAACAGACCCTAAAACCGGAGAAATAAGCGAAAGGGACATAGTTGTAGAGTACCGGAAGGAAATAGTAAAACTGCTTACGACGGAAGACGCTCAGCGTGTCCTTGCTGAACAACTGCGCCAGGGCGGTATAGCGGGTTATAGTGTCGTAATATTCTGGGTAGACGAAAAGGGAAATATCGACTATGAAGAATTCCCGGTAAATGAATGTATCGCGGTAATGGATACCAGGGGCCGTTTTATTATGCTTATACGGTACTACCAGGACGAAGTACTAGCTGCTGATGGCGTAACCGTAACCACAAAAATCAGGGTAGAGGTATACGATGACAAGTATATAACCTACTACTTGGCTAATGAAACAGGCGACGGCTTCGAACTTGACGATCGAGAAATGGATCAGGAAAACCTGGTAGCGTCTGACGAAGAAAAAGGGCTGTATGTCTATGATGGGAACCCGGTACCGCACCTGGCGGGGCGTATTCCGGTAAGCTTATTCGTGAACGGGCAGGCCGCAAGCTATAAAAAACGCATTAAAAGGGCCGGAACGTCCGATCTGGGTAACGGCGTCTTAAGCCTGCTGGAAGCCCTGGCGCATGGCGTAAGCGACAAGGCAAACCTGGCCGAATACTTACAGGATCAGTACCTATTGCTTAAGGGCGTCGATGTAGACGAAGACGAAGTACTGAAAATGAGGAAGGCCCGTGCCTTGGCACTTAAAGGCGAAAACAGCGACGCGTCATTTATAGCCCAGGACCAGGAAGACGACGCAATAGAACATTACCTGGATCGGCTGGAAAATCTGGCATACGACCAGACATTTACGCCGAAGCTTAAGGACCTTGCTGGAGCGACAGCGACAGAAGTAAAAATGAAGTACGCGAACCTTGACATAAAGGTAGGTAAGAAGGAAATCTACTTTATGGGCGCTATAAAGCAATTTATCCAGGTGCTTACAGATTTACTTAATGCGAAGCGCCTTATAGAATCCAGGATAGCCAGGGAAGACGTTTACGACATTCTGGCGGGCAATGCAGACAGCCCGGTAGAACTGTATCAGGCTGACTGGCTGGCGACGACTTTAACCCGTAACCTTCCGCAAAATTATAAGGAAATTGCGGATATTGTCAGAATTCTTAAGGACATTGTACCGGAAAGCTATCTGTATGAATTGCTGTGGTTTATTGAGAACCCGAAACAAGCTCAGAAAGAAATGAAAGCACAGCGCGACGCACAACAAAAGGCGACCATGGACACGTTATACAATTCTTCTGCTAACGGTGAATTTAATAGTACCGGAGGCGAAGGCGGCGAAGGCGGCGACACAGGCGACGAATAACGAAAGGGGGCGGTACTTTATGGCAGGAATAGATGACGCGGTACTAAGACGGCGCCAGCTGGACCTGGATAAGCGTACCGCAGACCTACAGAAATACTTCGAACGTCTGGCAGGCCAGAAAATGGCGACCATGGGTGACATATGGCGCCAGCTGGATCGTCGATTACAGGCACAATTAAAGGCGCTATACAAGGAAATGGGCGCCTTGCAGGACCCGAATAAGATAAAAGCCCTTAAAGGCAAGGCTGACCGCCTGGAAGCTTTCATAGCACAGATACAAAGGGACATAATAAGTACAGGCGCACAGCAACAGCCGTACTACACGGGGATACTTAAGCATCAATTCGAAAAGGCCTACTACATGAACGCCTGGGGGCTTGAACAGGCGGCGAAGGTAACGGCGACGGTCCCAGTACTGACCCCGGCGCAAGTTCTGGGGGTACTGGCGAATCCCTGGCTACCGGATAAGGCGAACTACAGCGACCGAATAAGGGCGAATACAGCCTTACTAGCCCAGGAAATGAAAGAAACCATACAGCAGGCCGTCGAAGAAGGCCTGGACTGGAACACAGTAGCCCGAAACATACAGACGCGTACCGGGGAAGGTTATTTTAGGGCTGTAAGGCTGGCCCGTACCGAATTGAACCGGGCGGCTGCCCTGGGCGCTTCCTACAGCTACTTACAGAACCAGGACGTACTGGACGGTAAGCGCTGGAACGCGACCTTAGATAACTATACGGCCGCGAAGGACGCTGCTAACGATACAAAGGTATTTGACCTGGACTACGATACCCCGGAGAACCCCGGCGTACCTGGTAAGAGGATACCGAACCACCCGAACTGTCGTTGTATCTGGTCCCCGATACTTTCAGCCCTGGGCATAAACGACAAGGATCGCATAGCCAGGGACGGAAACAGCAGGACCTACACGAAGGCAGGCAGCTACCGGGAGTATGCGAAAGAATACGGGCTGCCAAACTTGGATGATCGCTTAAGTAACGACTATCTGAAAAGCTATCTACGTCCTGGGGAAAGCGTAGTAGACTTAAATAAAGAAGTACGACGCTGGACGTACCGGGGTAAGACGATACAAGTACCGACCCCAGATTGGGTAAAGCCGCCGGAAGTCATACCGCCGATAGCCACGGCAGTAAAGAAGCCCAGGGCGCAGCGTAAACCGAAGACCCCGGCACCAGCACCGACGCCGCAACGGCCTATGCTGGTACAGAAACTAGTTGATGTGGTAAATAAGCACATGGACAAAGGCGCTATAACAGACCGTCGGAAAATGGCCCGCGATTTGTTGGATAATGTGGACCTTAAGCGTGTACCAGAATATATAGAAAAGCAGAGTAGCCGCGGCTACTGTGCATATACCAGCACTACTAGGGCAAGCGGAAAGATTGGAATAGCGAAGTATTCGCTACAGTCTACGGATACGCGCGACGATTTATACAAAGTTAAAACGACTTTCCATGAACTGTTCCACGCAACAGCTGACGGCCTGGAACATGATTACATGACAGGCGTACATGGCTGGGACTTTGACGCTTGGGTAGACATAGAAGAAACTTACGCAGAAAGCGCTTCCCATTACCTGACACGTGAAGCAGGCATAATGAAAAAACTACAGCCTGCTTATCCTGATAAACTAGTGCGTAACCTTCCACGACTCAAAAAATTGGATATGTTCAAAGATTGCCAGACTATAGAAGACTTCGGGGAAGTTATGGTAAAATATAGAATGATAGACCGGAAGACTAGTTTATGGCACAACATCAAGATAGACATGGATAGCGCGAATAAGTTCTGGGATATAGAAGACTACGCTAGAAAGAATTACGTAGACTATATACAGAACAACCTGGAAGACCTGGTAGACAAGGTACTGGAAAATTCGCCGGAAAGCAGAAGCGCTAGAAGCTTTATACTTAACGACGCCAGGACAGTATGGGACGTCATAAAGAACGGCGGCCCAGCTCCGACTATGGGTAACGAAGCTTGGGTATTTAATAACGTGTTGGCTGCGGCCATGCGGGAAGTGGGGGTATTGTAACAATGTTTTTTATTCCTAAGACCTTATACAGGAACCCGAATAACGAAGCGAAGGTATCGCAGCTGCTTACGGACTTCGAAGTAGACGTAGGAGAAGACATACAGCAGCAGAAGATTGTCGTCTTACAGCAGATACTGGACCTGGGGGAAGACAGGGTACACGCGGAAATACTAAGACAGATAGGATAAAAGCTTTATAAAGTGATTATAGGACGCTTACGGGCGTCCTTTTTTCGTGCCGTACAGTAGCCAGGGCCTATAATACTGGCCGCTGACAAAATGCGTTTAACGGTATCGTACAAACCGGAGAAGCCGCAGGGCTGAAACTGAAAGGAGAGAAATGAACAAGTTAAAGGAATTACAGGAAAAGTACAAAAAGGGGGAAATCAAGAAGGGCGCATACCTGGCAGAACTGACGAAGCTTGTAGAAAGCAAAGACATAACCCAGGAAGAAGCAGACGACGCGGCCGACTATAACCCGGAAGCCGATAAGCCAATATACACCCAGGCCGACGTAGATGGTATGATAGCCAGGAAAACTACCCAGCAGCTGCGTAAAATTCTTAAGGACGCAGGCGTAGAAGTCGACGCGTCTAACAAGGACCTACCCGGCAAGGTGGTAGAATTTGTTAAAGTTGGAACTGGAAAAATGAAAGTACCCGAAGGCCAGGAAGTAGAAGCGCTGAAAGTAAAGGCTGGAAAGGTCGATACATTGACCGCGGAAATGAAGACCTTAAGGCTGGAAAATGCACTACTTAAGACAGTAGGCAAGTACAACCCTGTAAGCAAGGGGCCAGTAATAGCGCTTATGAGATCTGACTATGCGTACCTTATCGACTTTGTGGACGAAACGACCGGAGAAGTCGACCTTAAGAGCGTGGACAGGGCCGTAAAAAAGCTACAACTGGACGAACCTACACTGTTCAAAACCGACGACGGCAAGGGGGATGACAAAAACAAGGGTAACGACTTTCGCGGCAAAGGTCCGGGTGGCGTTGGCGCAGCTGGCGCAGAAGATAAAGGTCATGACGCGAACTTAAGCCGCGCCAGGGAATTACTCAATATCAAGAAAGACGAAACCAAAAAATAACAAGGGGGTATAAGAATCCATGTATAACAACGATATAACGATTAGAAAGACCAGCTACACAGCGCCCAGGGAAATTAAAGCCAGCGCAAACTTTGACTATGTTAACCGTGGTATAACCCTGGACGGCAGTAAATTTGCTACGGGCGAACTCCTGTTAGAAGGTCAGTGTCTTATGAAAGACGATGTAACAGGGAAATATGAAAAATACGCAGACAGCGCAGTACAGGCTGCGCCCGCTATTTTATTAGGGGCGAACGCAATAACACCTGTGGCTGTAGCTGGTTTAAACGCTGGTACAAGATTAACGGTAAAAGTTAACGGGAATACTTTTGAAATGAGTAACGCAGGACTGAAAGCTTTACCAATAGCCGCAGCAGTCGCAAAACCCGCGGAAGTAGCAGGGGGCGCAGCCATAAATAATGCAGATGCCTCTGGCGCGAACGCTGCTACAGTAATTAAAATCACTGTAAACGGCAAGGATTATATAGTACCTAACGCTAATTTAGCAGCCTTGGCTGCGGATAGTACTGACGCAGTAATACTTGCAGCTTTAGCAGCGGCCGCCGCAGCTGACGGCGCAAGTGTTCAAGCAGTGGCAGACCTCTTTCTGGTGGGTAGCGTAATACACATAGCCACGAAGGACGTAGGCGCTAGTCAGTCAGTAGCCCTAGCCGGAACTTGGGGTGCAGCAGGGGACGAAGTACTTTTTGAGGGCATTTTTGGTATTTCATTCCCTGTAGAAACTGTCGTGGGCGCAGCTTCCGCAGCCGAACAAATGGCCGCAGCTATAGGCGCCTTGTCAATAGCAAGCGGGCTGAAAGTAACTGACCTGGCAAACGTAGACGTAGTAGGCGGCAAACTTCGCATAGTTACAAAAGACAGTGGGGCGGGTACCTCCGTCAATATTAGCGGAACATGGGGTGCAGCCGGGGACGAAGCTACAGTAGAAGGTATTCTGGGCGTAGCTATTCCGGCAGCGGTAGCAGGACAAACTGCAACGTATTTCCCGGCAGGGAAGTCTGACCCGGTGATACTGGACGAAAGCATAAAGATACCCGTAGACGAACTGGGTGCAAATGTTGACGTAACAGCAGGCCAGGTATTAATAAGGGGAAGCGTACTTACGGGTATGCTTATCGGCTGTACAGAAGCCTTTAAGGCAAAACTGGCAGGTGCAATCCTTTTCAGAAGCTAGATTCGCGCTGCAAATTATCTAAAGACGCTTTCTAAGCGTCATTTTTATGCACAAAAATAATAAGGGGGTATAAACAACATGGCAGGATTAGATCAGTTTAGCGAATTATTCGCGAATCCGTTGTTTACAGAAATTATCAATGAAGTACCAGTAGACACGAAGTATATAGGACAGCGCTTTCTGCCTATAGACACGACCTACGATATAGACTTCCATGAAACTGTACTGTCCAGGCAGGCAGATATGGCCGACATAGTGGACAGGGGCGCAGAACTTCCACTTACTGACGGGGACCCAATGAGAAGGGTATCCGGGGAAATCACAGACATAGGTCAGTCCCACATCGTTACAAAGAAGGAACTGGCGGCATTGTCTGACAAAGGAAACGACGGTAAGAGGAAGATAGCTGAAAAGCAGCTGTTGAACAAGTCCGCAAGGATAAAACAGAATGTCGACGCCAGGATGGAGTGGCTTCGTTGGCAGGCACTGGGTACCGGACAACTGGTTTACAATAAAGGCGGTATCATACTGGGCGTAGACTTCGGGATACCCGCAGGCAATAAGGTAGCACCGCTGGTTAAATGGGACCAGAACAACGCTACTATACTGTCAGACTACCAGGGCTGGGTACAGGCCTATGTAGCTCTTAATGGGGAAATGCCGGAAGTATTCGTAACGTCCCTTACTGTAATCTACGAAGTACTTTCCGACCCAGGCGTAATTGCCGCTATAAAGGGCGACAATGCTACGAAGGCGCTTATAACCATAGACGAACTTAACACCTTCTTAAGGGGTAGAAAACTGCCGCCTATGGAAGCCTTCGACGCCCAGGTAACATACAGGGACGTAGACAATGGCGGCGTTAGGGTATCCCAGCGACTGCTTTCCGAAAAGGTCGGTGTCTTCCTCAAAGAAGGCGGCGCAATCGGCAGCCAGCTTCTCGGTCCTACCGTTGAAAACAACATGGAACCTGGTATATTCGGCAGGACTTTCCAAATGGAAAGACCATACAGACAGGTAATAGAAGTCGTAGCGGCTTCCTTCCCGAAGGTTATGGAACCGGACCTTATCAAAATAGCGACTGTACTAAGCTAGTACAGTCGGGCGGCTTATATAGGATAACGGGGTGCAGTAGGCGTCCCTTTTTATTCCTATTTCCAATAAGAACGAATTGGGGGTAAATGTATGTTATTAGAAATAATCAAAACAGGGGTAACTCACAACGGTAAGGACGTCCCTGTAGGTGAACAGAGAGAAACCGACGCAGTCAGCGGAAAAAGTCTTATTGCGGACGGCTACGCCCGGGAAATAGTAAAAACCGTCGCCGAAAATGCGTTTAAATCGCCCACAATCAATTCAAACCCGTCAGGGGATAAGTTACCCGCGGAAGAGGGCAGCAGGCAGACAGATGCCAATGACGCGAACGATACGGGTACAAATGAGGGTACAGGGACAGGTACGGAAGATGGAAAAAATACCGACGGAAGTAACAACACTGGAAACCAGGACCCGAACGCAGCAGCAAAGCAGGTCGAAGAAGAACTGACGAAAATCAGGAAAACACTTAACGGTCAGTACAAAAGGGACGAACTTTACGATGCCGCCATAAAGGTAGGCGTAGAAATAGCGTACGACGCTAAGAAGGCCGATATAGTGGAAGCTGTCATAGCACAGGGTAAGGCTGCGTCATTACTTAAGTAAAGGGGGATTACGTCATGTTTTTAACGGAAGACGAACTTAAGACCACGTACTACAAGAAAGCCGTAGATATGGACGCGGACGACGTTACCCAGTTTTTAGCACAGGCAAACGCCCACGCCTTCGGGCAAATAGGCGGGATACCTCCAGCTATACCAAAGGACGACGGAAAAAGCCTTAAGTCTGCTGTATCACTAGCCTTTCAGCTATTCGCAAAAGCAGACACAGCCCAGGTAAACACTACCACTGGGGATATCACAGAAGCAGCCCCGGCAGGCGCTTTCGTCAGGGACAAAGCACGGGACCCCTGGGCGATAGTCGACGGTATGCTTAAGCCTTACGCGGACGCATACAAGGCGGCGAATGTGACGAAGTCCGACCGGGGCGTAAAATTCCTATGAGTAGCAAAGACGGACTACAGATACCGGAACTGAACCAGTGGCTTAAATGGCTGGAAAAGCTGGAAGCTAAAGACGTCGACAGAATGAAGGGTCGCGTACTTCGCAGTATAGGCCTTCGGGGCCTGGAAGTAACCCAGGACAACACGCCCAGGAAGACTTCACGCCTGGCAGGAAGTATGTCTATGGGCGACAAAGACAATCTTTTTAAGGTATCCGTAGGGAAGACAAGCTACGTATTTTATGGCACCGCCGTAAGTTATGCAGCTGCCGTAAACGATGGACACCAGCAGGAACGGGGTCGCTTCGTACCTGGCTTCTGGCAGGGGGATACCTTCCACTACCAGCCTGGGTACGATAAAGGAATGATCCTTACAGGTAAAATCATAGAAGGGGCGCACATGTTTGAAAAGGGTATACAAGCTCTGGAAGCTGGCGACGTTGACAGAATTGTAGAATTCGAATTCCGGCGTCTTTACGCGGAACTATTTAGGGGGTAGAGATATGGCGACAATGACATACGGCAAAGAACTTACCGCAATACAGACCTGGGTAAAGTCGGTCGCTGGGCTACCGTCCTGGAAGCTTAAAGAAGCGCCGACGAAATTACCCCGGCCTGTTATCATATGGGAAACGCCCAGCCGGACCAGGACCAGAAATGTAAGCCGCTACGAATATGTAACGGCTGTACAGCAGTACGGGCGCCTATGCGTAAGCAGCGTCGAAGATGCCCTTACGTACCAGGATCAGCTGCTTACTGACCTGGAAGAACGCTGCGGCGTAATACCCGTAATGGAAGGCAGCGACATTATACGTAAGCTTCGTAATGTACAGCTGGAATTTATGGGGCAGGACCTAGAAGGCGGCTTTACCCTGTCGTATGAAGTAACATATTACAGGCAGCAGCCAGACCCGGTACCACATGCTACAAAGATAATCAACACAGTAAGAACGGACTACGAACAGGGGGTATAAGTCTATGATCAATAAAAAGCAAGCTGGCGCAGGCGAAAAGCCGACCTTTCCGAAGGATACACTTATAGCCCAGGCGCAGAAGCTTTTCAACCAGCCGCCCGAAGTTATAGCGGGCGCGCTGTATGCAGTCGAAGAACCTATAACAATAGATCAGGCCAGGGAAAAGGTCGAAGACTTCTTAACCAGGCCAATACAGAAAGAAGGGGGTAAGTAAACCATGGCCGGAACATACATTGAAGGTATAAGCAAGGTATTAAGCGGCGTCTATACCCTTATTAAGTCGGTAATAAGTACTATTACCAGGGGCGAAAGGGGTATAGCTGCTTACAGCTTTACAAGCGACTGGGGGCCGGAAAACGAACTGACTGTAAGTGTACAGTCTAACGAATTCAAGGCCCTTTATAATGCGGATAAAACCGCACTTACCGCCGGGAAAGTCTATAAACATGCATACAAAGGGAACCCGTACAAGGTTTTGGGCTATCGTATGGTAACAGCAGCAGGCGCGAAAGGCAGCTGCATACTTAACGACGCGGGCGCTGCTATGTCACTGACATTACAAACGCTGTATAAGTCGGCAAGGGCTTTCAAGGCAGTAGTAAAGGCTGGAACCGTAGGTACTATAGTCCAGATCATAGAAGCCGGGGTAATCCTGGTCGAAGTCGAAGATACTACTCTGTCAGGCCTGGAAGCAAAGCTTAACGCTTCCGACTACGTAAGAGTATCGGCGAAGGGCGCAAACCTTCCAGCTGTAACGGCAGGGACAGACTTCGCGGGCGGCAATAACGGCGACGTATCGACTGCTACAGAATACGCGGCCTTCCTGGACTCCCTGGAAGCGGATGGAACCGCGAACAGCTTTACGCTGGACGCTGTAACCGACGAAACCATACTTACGACGGCTGAAACCTTTGTAAAAAGGGTAAGGGGCGAAGGCTTCTACGTAACCTTCGTACGTGGCGGGGGCGGCGCTTGGGATAACGACGGCGGTACTGCTGCCAATACGAAAAGTAAGGCGGTCAACTATCGCGGCGTAGTCAATGTCGGGAACGGCTGCGACGGATACACAGCTGCGGAAATGGCCCTTTTCATAGCGGCCAGGGTAGCAGCTGTCGGCTTAAACAGGACCCTTACGGACGAACCTGTACCGTATACGGCTATAAACAAGAAACTGAAACCGTCCCAGCGTATCGCCTGCAAAGAAGCGGGTACCTTGGTATTCGTCCAGGTCGGCGATAATATCCTTATCGACGAAGGTGTAAATACATTGACTACCCCTGTATTAGAAGGCGAAACGGCCGAATTCGGGAAGATAAGAATAAGTAACGCCTTGGACTATACCAGTAAGGACCTGGAAGCTTTCGGCGACGCGTACAAGAGGGACAAGAGTAATACCCAAGAAGCCCGCGAAATATACGCGTCCATAGTGGAAAAGGAATACCTGGGGCCATTGGCAGCCCTGGAAATCATAAAGCTGGGCTTTTTCTATAGACCGGATCCGGACTGGCATGGTAAGGACGCTATTTTTACGCCGAAGATAGACGAAGCCTACTTCTTCGCGGATATTACACCCGTGGACAGTATGGAACGTATCTACCAGAAAATCGGCGTAAACTTTTAGGGAAGGGGGCTTAACAAGTGGATAACGTAACATACAACGCAAACGAAGTCATAAACGGGCTGTACGGGTATCTGTATGATGAAAACGGTCAGCATATGCAGGAAACCCAGGAATTTGAATTTTCTGCAGAATTCGAAAAAGCAGAAATAAAAGTGCCTGGGAAATTTTACAATGTTCATAAGGTAATTGGTGGCAGTCTTTCGGGTAGCATGAGATTGAATAAGAAAGACAGTCGCTTGCAGAAGAAAATAGGCGAAAATCCTACGGCTAAATTTAATTATATGGGTAAACTTGCGGACCCTGACGCAAAGGGAAATGAAGCTGTACTTATCCTGGGCTTAAGCTTCGATGGCAACGACATAATAAAATGGGCGCTAGGAGAAACCGCAGAAGTAGAACTGGACTTTACTGCTGACGACTTCCGTTATACGGATTATATCGACTAAAGGTATATAAGGGTAGGCTTTCGGGCCTGCCCTTTTTTCCTCTATCAGAAAATAACACTATTGGGGGTAAATTTTTTATGAAGACATTTTTAACATTGGAAGCCATATTGGGCAAGGACCAAGAAGAACTTACAGCGCTGGGCAGAGGTGAATTTACAGCTGAAAAGCTGGGGAACGTACCCTTTTGTGAAATCGACGCGAAGGAATACAAGACCATAAAACACGACTGTATGCGTATGGTACCGGACCCGAAGGGAACCAGGGGCGCCCAGGTATCAGAACTGGACGACGATAAGCTTATGGTACAACTGGTAGTCGCCGCTGTAGACAAGGAAAGCAAGCAGGCCGACGCTAGAAGTAACTTTACTTTTGCGAACAAGGCGCTGCTGGAAAAGCTGGGAGTAGTCACAGCGGATCAGGCAGTAACAAAGCTTATGAGTATCGGTGAGATATACAACGCAGCCATGGACATACAGGAAGTTTGCGGCTTTACTGACAAATCAGCGGAAGAAGAAGCAGAAAACATAAAAAACTAATAGACACGGACCCGGAAGCTTCAATACTAACGTATATCTGGAATGAATATCATGTATTCCCTGGGGACGTGTACAATAGATCACACCGTGAAAAGCTTTTCATATATGCAGCTACTGACAAAGCAATAAAACAAAGGGAAAAGGAAAATAAGAAGCTGGCGAAAAAACCAGCAACGAAAGGGGGTAAAAGATAAACATGGCACGTACCTTTCAAATGGGGGCTAGAATGACTCTTAAAGACCAGTTTAAAGGTACCATTAGCAAAATAATAAATAGCACCCGTGATTTTAAGAAGAATGTAGACAGTACTAACCGCAGCGTAAAAACATATACAGACAGTATGGGCCGACTTCGTGACGCTCAAGGCCGGTATGTGGCGTCCGGCAATAAAGCTTCAGCAATGACTAGAACTTGGATAAACGCAAATGGCAAACTGACTACTTCATTTAGTTTAGTAACCAGGGGCATACAAGCAGCAGCCGCGGCCTTCGGGCTATATAAGGCTAAAAACTGGCTGATAGATTCTAACGCGGACATGGAAACCTATAAAAACACGCTTACCGTCGTCTTAAAAAATGAAAAAAAGGCAGTAGAAATGCTGGCATGGGCTACAAAATTTGCAGCGCAGACACCTTTTGAAATACCTCAGATAGTAGAAGCGACTACCCGAATGTCTGCCTACGGTATCAACGCACAGAAGACCATGGGCATAGTCGGGGATATGGCGGCGGTAATGAGAAAGGACTTAATGCAGGCTGTAGAAGCCGTCGCGGACGCCCAGACCGGAGAACTGGAACGGCTTAAGGAATTCGGTATAACTAAGAAAATGATAGAAGACCAGGCCAAAGTCATGAAGGTAACAGTAACAAATAATAAGGGCCAGATAACAGACCAGAAGGCCTTTAACGCTGTACTGTTTACGCTTATGGAAAAGCGTTTCAAGGGCGGTATGGCAATGCAGGCTAAGACCTGGAAAGGTATGCTATCGAATCTTAAGGACTTCATGGGCAGCATGGGCCGGACACTGGGCGCGCCAGTATTTGAAGCGCTTAAAGGCCAACTACAGAAGGTAATGGACTTCACGCAAAAGTTGAACGATAACGGAACCCTGGGAAAGTGGGGGAAGGAAGCAGTAAAGGCTGTGTCAATGGCCGGGGCTGCGTTTAATAAGGTCCGTACATATATAACAGGCCTGGTATCACTTATACGGCAGAAATTCAGCCAGGTATACACAAGTAACAAGCCATTTATAGACAAGCTGGTAGGGGCATTCTTTGCGGCTGTAACGTGGCTTAAGACAAGCATACCGCCAGTATTTAACTGGCTTACAGGTACAGGTATCCCACTGTTAATAAGTGGACTTTCCCTGGTCGCTGACTGGGTACTAAAAATATCTGGCTGGTTTACTGAAAACTCGGGCTGGATAGGTCCTTTAATACTGGGCATAGCGGCAGCCTGGGGCGTGTATCTGGGTATAGGGGCGACCGCGCTACTGTATACGAAAGCTGTAACGCTGGCTACGAAAGGCTGGGCAATGGCACAGGCGGCACTTAATGTCATAATGAATATGAACCCTGTAGGACTTATTATTACAGGGGTAGGTTTACTGATAGGCTTAATAATACTGCTGGTAAAGAACTGGGACACTGTAGTAGCTGTGTTTAAGAGTGGCGCCCAAGTAGTAGGTACCTTTTTTGTAAATTTGTGGACCGGAATAAAAACCACCGCTATAAACGTCTTTAATAGTCTATTAGGCTTTATAAAAAAATGGGGCCTGCTTGCACTGGCTGTAATATCTGGGCCTTTTGGTATGGTAGCCTATGTTATATATAAAAACTGGGACAAAGTAAAGGCGTTGTTAAGTACTGCCGTTGTATGGATTAAAGACGCTTTTAAAGGAGTAGGGCTGGGTATAGCAGCTGTTTTTAAGGGCCTGGTATCAATCATAAAAGCCCCTGTAAACTTCTTAATAAAAGCTGTTAACACACTAATAGAAGGCCTTAACGGTATGGACATAAAGATACCGAAATGGGTACCCCTTATAGGTGGTAAACAGTTCACTTTCAACATAAAAGAAATTCCGTACCTGGCGAAAGGTACAAAGAACTGGCAAGGTGGTCCAGCATACATGAACGAACGCGGCGGCGAACTTGCTATACTACCAGGTGGCAGTCAGGTGATACCCTCAGACAAGACCGACAAGATCCTGGAAGGCAAAGGCGGGGTAAACATACAGAACCTTATAGGAAAGCTGGAAATTCACCAACAGCCTGGCGAAGATAGCGAAAGCTTCGCGCAGCGGGTAATAAATATACTTTTCGAAAAACTAAGTAATGCGGCAGAAATAGCTAATAACGACGAAATGGGGGCGCTGGTAAATGGTTAGTGGTATAAACGTAGACATAACAATACTTAACAATGATACCGGACAGTATTACCGTGTCCCCGTGCTACCGGAAGAAATCCCCTACAGCGACGGCGACGCTATTAAGGACACGATAAAGATAATAGACCTGGGTAGCGTTGACTTCCATAGTGGTGTGGAACTGGATAGTATGGAATGGTCCAGCTTCTTTCCTGTCAGATATGACCCCGGCTACTGTACGACGTCGGACTTACTGACGCCAATAGAATACCGGGACCTATTCAGCACCTGGAAGGACCAGGCGACCAGCTTACAGCTTATTTGTCCAGCTGCTGGCATAAATAAGAACATGACCTTAAACAGCTTTAAATGGCAGCTGCAAGGCTTCGAAGGCGACATATACTATACGGTCCAATTCAAAGAAAAAAAGGTACTGCGCCCTGTACAGGTAGCTTTAGCAGCTGCAATACCGCAGCAAGCGAAGCCAGGACCGCAGAACAGGGAACCTATACCGCAGAAAGCAAAACCAGCAACGTACACAGTAAACGCTGGGGATACGCTCACGTTTATAGCGAAAAAAATACCAGTAACCACAGGTTGGAAAACGCTATACGAAAAAAATAAAGCGGTAATAGGAACGAATCCCAGTTTAATAAAAGTAGGCCAGGTACTGACTGTATGATACAAGTCACATTAAACAGCCGGGACTTACAGCCGATACTAGTAGGACCGCCGAAGATAAACGACCAGCTAGAAGCTGTTTGTCGTACCATGGAATTTTCCGTAAGGGACACCGAAGGCCTGGAAAACTACCCTGGCCAAAAGGTAGAACTGTGGTACAACGGTAGCCGTTGGTTTGTGGGCTTCCTACGAAAACGCGGCCGAAAACACGATGGGGTAATTACATACCTGGTATACGACCCCTTAATATTCCTGGTAAAGAACATCGACGACTGGTATTTTACTGGAGTAACAGCGACCCAGGGCATAAAGACTCTGGCCGAAAAGTCCGGGATACGAATAAAGAATCTGGCAAATACGGGGGTGGTATTACCGCCGTTATACTACCAGGGAAAAGCTGCGGACGCAGTAGCGATAGACCAATTAAGTAGAACTTACCAAAAGAATAAGAAAAAATTCTGGTTTAACTACAAGCCAGACCATACAGCTGAAGGCTTGGACCTTTTCGAAAGGGTAATACCTTCGAAGCTGTGGGCTTTCCAGGTCGGGGTAAACCTTACAGGCGCAAGCTACGAAGAAAGCATAGAAGACACAATAACAGTAGTAAAGCTGGTAAATAGGGACACGGGCAAGATAGTAACCAGAATTGACGACGTAAAGCTTAAAGCCTACGGTAAAGCTGTCCATTTTGAAGAAGTGGACAAGGACGAAGCGACCACAATGGAAACGAAAGCCCAGACTCTTTTAAAGAACCTGGCAAAGCTGAACATAACCCAGCAAATAGAAGGAATAAACCCTGACGGAATAATGCCTCAGCTTTATAGCGGTGACTATATCTACGCCGAAGAAAAATATACGCGTATTATTGGTGGCTATCACGTTCGAAATATTACGCATAGTTTTGAAAATAGCAACCTTATCAGTATAAGCGCAGACCTTGAAGTAGACCCATACGTACCAGAAATACAATTTACGGACGCCGAAAAGAAGCCAAATACAAAAGAGAGTACTACAGGTGTCCAACAAAACTATAGCCCAGAACTAAAAAAGGTTATGTCAGACTACGGAATATAGGGGGCGGTAACATGGCAGGAACAGACAAAAGCGTAGACCTTTATAAGCTTCTTAATCCGAAAGGAAAAGGGGCTGGGGTGGTTAACGGTATCAAAATAGTACGGGCTGTAACCGCTGAACCAGATGCAGCTACATTCATATTTGAAGGTACAAAGCTGGCTCTAGGTTCAGAAATATTCGAGATACCCTATAACATGTATCCGATAAAAAAAGACGACCGTTTCCTTACATATCCTATAATTAACAATGGGGCAGCTTCCCGCTGGACGCTGATACAGAAAATAAACGGCTGTACGGTAAATCTGGCGACCATGCAAGGACCTACAAGCCTTATTATAGACGGCATAGCGAAGACTTATACCACTGACGACCTGGTAGTATCTTCCGGCCTTACAGCTGGGAAAAGGGTAAGCGTAGCCCCGATTTACGACAGTGGTAGTATAAAATACGCAGTAATACATGTTTACGAATAAGGGGGTAAGTGGGTAATGGTTGATAGTAGAAAGACACCGATATTTGACTGGGAAACAGGCGAATTCAAAACAGACAGCCAGGGCCGCGTACTAACAGCTACCGGAGGGGAAGCACTGGAGCAAGTTGTAATTAAAGCAAGTAGCACACCCAGGGGTATATTTCTGATATATGCAGACCCTGTAAACCCGGAGAAGAACCACAAGTACGGCACAGACGTACCGGAAATTATGACCCGGAAGAATGTAAGCGAAGACGTCCGAATAAGTGAGATAAAAAGGGCGATTAGGGAGGCCCTGGTGTATGATCCATGGATAACAGACGTACAGGATATAAATGCGTACGAGTCAATAATAGAAGGGGTAAAAGGCCGCTATGCTGATTATACCCTTACTACTGTTTTTGATAACGAATTATACGTAAAGGGGGCGGTAATAGATGTCTGATAGGCCGGTATTTGTATCCGTATTTGAAGAAGAAGAAAGCGTAATACGGGAACGTATGCTGGGTCGGATAAGTGACGACTGGCGTAAGGAACCCGGCGACTATATTTATGATGCAGTAGCTGCTGCACCCCTTGAAGTTAAAGAAGGGCAAATACAGCGGGACTTTATTCTCAAAAACAGCTTTGCACAGTACGCGGAAGGTGACTACCTGGACTTGTTACTGGACGAGGTGGGACTTAAGCGTATACCTGCTTCTGCAAATAAGCGGGCGCTTACTGTGACAGCTGATGCCGGAGTAACTATACCGTTGGGGCATAGTGCTTTCAGCGTGGTGGTGGACGGGGATGGAAACCCGTACGAATTTACGGTAGATGCTGTCGTGGTATTTGCAGAATCCGGCTCTCAGACAGTAAGCCTTACCTGTAAGACCCTGGGAGCTGAAAGTAACGTACCGAACGGTACCCAGTTTATATTCCAGCCGTCTATACCTGGCATACGCCTTATAGTGGACGCAGGGACGACGGTACCGGGCACGGATAAGGAAAGCGATGCCGCAGCCTGGGCGCGGTACGACTTCAAAGTAAAAAATCCTGATACGGGCGGGAATAAGAATGATTATGTACGTTGGGCGCAGGAAGTTACAGGTGTAGGGAAAGCGAAATGCGTACCCCGGTGGAACGGTAATGGCACTGTAAAGGTAGTTTTGGCAGGTTCAGACTATAAGCCTGCTACGTCCCTGGTAGTTGCAGACGCACAGGAATATCTGGACCCAAATAGTGAAGGCCTGGGGAATGGAAAGGCACCCTGTGGGGCAGCGGTAACAGTTATAGCAGCTTCAAACGTGGCCCTAACCATTGCGGTAACTATCACTTGGTCAGCAGGTGCGGACCAGGTAGCAGCTAAAACGGCTTTTGAGACTGCTGTAACAAACTACTTAAAAGGCCTGGTATTCGCGGAAGTTCCTAACGTCGTCTACAATAAAATAACGGCGCTTTTAGCCTTTACAGACGGCGTAAGCAATTTTTCCGGACTTACGGTAAACGACGGAACGGCAGATTTGCCAGTAGGTACCGAAGCTATAGCAACGCTAGAGGCGGTGACTTTTAATTAATGGCTACGCTAAGAACTGAAAGAATGATGAACAGTGCTCCGGATTATTACCAAACTAGTGCTATATTTGAAGCTCTACAGGCAGCCCAGGCAGACGAATTCGATAGCCAAGATCTGAAGGATCAGGACCTACAGAATCAATTGTATATAAAAACGGCAACCTGGGGACTTAAGTACTGGGAAGCAGCTCTGGGGATAACAACCTTAGAAGCTGATCCATACGATATAAGAAGAAGCCGCGTACTAAGCAAATGGCGTGGCGTGGGTAATTTTAGTGCCGAACTGATAAAGTCGGTATGTGAAGCCTTTACTAATGGTGAAGTATTCGTAACAATAGATATACCGAACCAGATAGTACAAATAACTTTTAACGGAGCTTTTGGCATACCACCGAACCTTTTTGACCTGGAAGCAGAGATAGGCGATATAATACACGCACATTTAGGTATAGGTTATACTTTTAAATATTTAACGCTATACCAAGTTAGTATTAAAACAATAACAGAAATGAACGCGACGCCACTAAACAACTTCGCGCCGTTTCTATAGAAAAGGAAGGGGATTAATACATTGGCAAGCTATACAACTAATTTGAATTTACTTAAAAAAGATCCAGAAACAGAGGGCAACGACAGTTTTAATGTTGCCACAATGCTTAACGACAACTGGGATAAAATTGATGCAGGGCATGTGCAGTTAGGCACTACAGCCGGAACAGCAGCAGAAGGCGATCATAATCACGACGGTGTATATGCAACAGCCGCGCAGGGGGTAAAGGCAGATGCAGCTTTGCCTGCAAGTTCTTATACTGCCGCAGATGTTAAAGCAAAATTATTGACCATAGATGGTTCTGGTTCAACTATTGATGCAGACATGGTTGATGGTAAACATGCAGATAGCACAGCAAATAATTTAGTTGTACTTGATGCTTCTGCTAAAGTTCCTATAGCAAATGTTCCTACGGGTACTACTTCAAGTACTGTTTCGGTAGGTAATCATAATCATGATACAGCATATGCGGCTAAGTCTCACGAAACAGATACATCAAAACACGTTAATGCCACCGATTGTATTGAAACGGGTACAAATGCAAATGCAGAGGGTTATAATACGGTAGCGGTAAGTAACTATTCACATACAGAAGGGCGGTATTCTTTAGGAGCTTACGGCAAAACATATAAAATAACAGAATATAATAATACCTCTAAAACAATAACTTTAGATACAGTGACAGGATTATCTGTTGGTGATTTACTACAGATAAAAGTAAGCCTTAGTACTTCAAAAATTAATATACCTATAACCGCAATAAATGGCTTAATAGTAACTTTGAATACAACAGCTACAATAACATCTGACTGGAAGTACGCTATTGAACTTATTACAGCGCAATATTATCCAGTGCATGCAGAAGGATATAATACTTTAGCAAGTGGTGAATCTTCTCATGCAGAAGGTAATAATACAATAGCTAGTGGCCTAAATTCGCATTCAGAAGGCATTGGTACTTTAGCAACTGGTGATAGTTCGCATGCAGAAGGTACTAGTACAACTGCAAGTGGTGCTTATTCACATGCGGAGGGTAATGCTAGTTTTGCTACCGGATATAGCTCACATGCTGAAGGTGATGCCTCAACTGCTAGTGGAGACTACTCACATGCAGGTGGTTATAACACAACAGCAAGTGGTGCGTATTCATATACAGAAGGACGAAACACAGAGGCTACCGCGGATAGAGCACATGCTGAAGGTTACGATACAACTGCTAGTGGTATTGATTCACATGCAGGTGGCTATAGCACAATAGCAAGTGGAAATTATTCACAGGCAGGTGGCTATTATACTCAATCAAAATATGCACAAACTGCAATAGGACGATGTGGTACTGTTTCCTCTGCTTCTGATACCGCATATGACGCGACCACAGAGGCTTTTATGATAGGCAATGGAACAAATTCAAGCACAAGGGGTTTAGCATTTAAAGTGCTATTCAATGGACAAACATATGCTGATGGGGCGTATACTTCTACAGGGGCCGATTATGCAGAGTACTTCGAATGGCTTGACAGTAATCCAGGTAATGAAGACAGAGTAGGTTACTTCGTTACACTTGATGGGGATAAGCTAAGAAAAGCTAATTCACTTGATAATTACATATTAGGTATTGTTTCGGCTACTCCGTCAATTATAGGTGATAATCAGGATGACCATTGGCAAGGTAAATATTTAACTGATGATTGGGGCAGGGTACAGTATCATGAAGTAATAATACCTGATGAATTGGATAGCGAAGGAAATATAATTACACCAGAACATGCAGAAATTCAACAGATATATAATCCTGATTGGGATAGTACAGTATATTATACCCCTAGAGAAAAAAGAAAAGAGTGGGCTGCAATAGGATTAATGGGTAAATTATTAGTGCGCGATGATGGTACGTGTATTGTAAATGGATACTGTAAGTCTAACGACAATGGAGTAGCAACAAATAGTGAAAGCGGCTATAGAGTTATGAAAAGAGTATCATCAAATATTGTACAAGTATTTGTATAAACGTTAGACGAAAAGTATCAAGAAAATAGAATACGGGGGTAAACATAATGACAGGGGATAACGATAACAAGGGGGCGCACGGACCAGAGGGACAATGTGACGACGTAAAAAAGCTTAAAGTAGAGATGATAGAATTGAAAAAGCAAGTAGACGAAATAAATTACCAGGTAAAAGAACACGCTCAAGATCTGGCAGACATAATGGAATTCCAGGGCGGTACAAAGGTTTATGTCTGTGAAATAAAGGATCAACTTAACAGGCTGGAAGAACGGCTTTTTGCCTTCATGGGGGACCTGGTAACTAACCTTACCAGAAAGGAAGAAACGGAAACTGTAACCGAAGCAAAGAAGGCGGAAGCCCTGGCGGCTACAAATGCAAAAGTAACAACGCAGAAATGGGAAAAACTGCTTAATACTATAAAGGAAATTGTTAAACTGCTGGCGGCCGCTGTAGTCGGCTACCTGGCAAGTAAAGGAGGGCCATAAATTGGATATTAAAGCAAAACTGGGATTTATACCGCTGCTTATACTCGACGACGGCCATGGTATGGAAACACCAGGTAAACGTACTCCAAAATTCGCGGACGGGCACTTCACCCACGAAAACGAATTCAATAGAGCAGTTATTGACCTACTGGAAGCTGACGCCCTGCGCCTGGGCTTTAAGACGTTACAAGTCGCACCAGGCGACAATAACGTACCACTACAGACCAGGACAGACAAGGCGAACGCGGCCCACGCTGCCTATAAAAAACAGCTGGGAAGCGCACTTATCGGCGGCAAGCCCATAAGCTTATTTATCAGCGAACATTATAACGCAATACTAAACACTTTCGAAGGCAACAGCGCCGAAGGTGTAGAAACCTTCTGTTTCAAGTTTGGCGGTGAAAGTGAACTGTTAGCCAGATTAATACATAAACACATACTACGCGGGACTGTACAGAAAAACCGCGGGGTAAAAATGGGCGACTTGCATGTACTACGCGAAACTAATATGCCCGCGGTACTTATTGAAGCGGGTTTTATGGACGACCCTAGGGAAGCCGTACTTATGACATCGGCTGCTTTCCAGCTAGAAACTGCAACCCAGATACTTATGGGCGTTTGTGAGTTTTACGGCCTGGTTTACGAAGTCAAGCCGGAAGTGGAACCAACGAATCAGGAAAGGGCTGTAGACGCTGCCCTGGCTGCCAGGTTAATAACCGACCGGGTTTACTGGCTTAAAGTCCTTAACGGGGAAATACCTGTAAGTCTTACTAATTTAACAAAAGCCTTTACAAATGCCAAAGGCTTAAGAAGGGGGTAAAATGATTATGACACTTGTAACAATATTATTAACGTTCCTTAAACTCCACTGGCTGGACGTCCTGCTGGTCCTAATATTCCTGGCCGTCCTTGCCTGGCTGTGGAAAATCGGCCGCAGAAAAGCCGTCATAAGGATAATTCGGAACCTGGTAGCAAAGGCAGAACAGGCCTACGGCAGCAAGACCGGGCCTATTAAGTGGAATGCTGTATACGCCAGCCTGCCCTGGCTGATCCGGACGCTATGGACACCGGAAGAAATCGACCAACTGATAAAGGATGCCGTCAAATGGTTAGACGACCAGCTGGCGAAGGCAGAAGCGAACCTACTTACATATGCAGAAGAAGTAATACAGCTGGAAACCAAAACCAAAAACTCCATAAGGTAGTTTTACCCCAGCCCCTACGGAATCCTGGAAAGGACCGCAGGGGCTTTTTTCTTTTATTTACTAACAGACAAGTATGTAATATAATGGATAAAAACAGGTAATAAAGGGGGTTATGTTGTTGAGTATTACGCTGGAACTGGTGGCAGGGTATAAGGATATAAAAGGCAAAAGCATTACAATTGCAAAAGGCAAAGACCTGCATGTTTTGAAATTTATAAATTCAGGACTTCTGGGTAAAACAGTGGAATATGAGGTAGCAGGGATTGGCTGGCAGGAGAGCGCAAAAAGAAGCGCTGGAAAAGCGGCAGCTGGGGCTATTATCGGCGGCGTACTTACTGGCGGTATTGGCCTGGTAGCTGGTGCAGCCATAGGTGGAAAGCGTAAAGATACTTCTACAGCTGTTATAACGATCCTGGATAACGGTATACAGAGCAGTATATACATACGCTGTAATGGCAAGCAATACGAAGCACTTACTGGCTTATTATAAGGTGTGAATAAAAAACAAAAAGCCTAGTTAAACTGGGCTTTTCTTCATTTCATTTATTAAGTCTATAAGCAAGTCTATTTCCTTTTTAGACAGCTTTTCAAAGGTTTTGAGTAACCTATACACATCATTCTTATTTGTATATTTCAATTTCTTAATAAGACCGTTAAGCTTCTCATTATATAATGATACCTCACCTACTAATTCCGAGATAGTTATATTATAAGCAGAAGCTAGCTTTTGAAGCACCTCTAACGTAGGGCTGCTTTCGTCACGTTCTATATCCCCTATATACTGATCGTTCACTCCAGTCATTGCGCTTACTTCTGCCCTTGACAATTTAAAAGTTTCTCTAATCCTACGCATATTTTCCCCCGGATTCATAGTATCACCCCTCGTATACATATATTGTAATAGATATTTAGGTGTAATTGCTATAAAATGTCATAATTTGTGTATATATGGAATGACAAACATAATATAATTTCCGTATATACAAATAATAACCTGGATATTTCACCCTAATGAACGGAAACAGTGTTACAATAAAGGAAAGTGTTTGAAAATAAATTTGTAGGCTTAAAGAGATCAAGAGTAAAGAAGGCGTATATAAAGTTATATAAAACATGGGTTTAGAATTTCAATGCTTCGAAGTATATGCAAGCTTGCAAAAGCCCTGGGGATAGACGCCGGGAAATTATTTAAATGTGGATAGGGGGTAAATAAATGAATATGAGTTACAAAGTCGGTACCAAAATCTGGGCTGAAACAGGTAATTTATTGCACGAAGACAAAATATCCCTTATAGCAGCCATGGAAACAAACATTCTAAGGCATAAAATAGAATACCCGGACGAATCTTTTTACTGGCTAATTGTCAGCTTTGAGGAATCACGGGATAACGCAAAATCTTTCACAGAATCTAAGGAATGTACCCACTACATAGAATGGTTGGAATGGCTGCGGCGTAAGAATATGGCCCTGGAATACAGGCGAAGGCTTGACGAAATACTGGATCGGCTGGACGGGGAAATACCCACGGATCAGATAAACGAATTGCGGGATACCTACGAAGAACTTACAGTCTTATTATAGTAGTATAAATAATACTACTATAATAATAAATAATAATAAAATAAATATATTATTATTTATATAATATATAGTATATTGTTTTTTCTTAAGGGGTTATTAAACTTCTACACCGCTGGGGGTGTGAAAGTTTAATAACCCTCTTTTAATTTTGCCTGCCTTATATATTTTTTTTTTACCCTGTTTCTTCTATTAAATATAGCGCCGTGAAAAACGAAGAAAACAAAAGAAAATCTGTCGCAAAGACAGATAGTAAACGACCTCTTGTCTATATGACAGTATTTTAACTTTGTCTTATAGACAAATCAAGGATTATAATGTTGTCATACAGACAAATTTATAAAAATCAGGGGGTCGTACAAATGGCAGATAAAAGACTTACAATACCTGAAAACATGGGAAAAGACCAGGAAATAGCACTTATATATGATTTTTACCAGGTGCTACCGCAGGACAGCTACCTTAAGCGTATGCTGGCACGTTTCCCGGCTTATGCAGAACAGCAAATACAGGACGACTTCGGGATAGACCCGCAGGACACTATCGACCACAACTACCGCGAAATATCCCAGCTTAAAAGGGATGTAGAAGCCGCCGTAGACCCGTACATTATCAAGGTAAAACAGCTGGAAGATCAACTAGCAGAAGCCAACAGGCAGCGCGATAACTTCAAACGGGCAGCCCAGGAATGGCAAGAAAGCTACACGGGGAACGAAAAGAAGCTGGACGCAGCCTACGACGACATAAAGGAATTAACGGTAGCAAAACACCAGCTGGAAGGTCGGGCAATGGTAGACCGCGATACCATGAAGGATCTTAAAGCGCGGTTATTCGATTATATGACAAAGGAACAGGCTGGGGCTTAAGCCCTGGCCGGAAAGAAAGGCAGGTAATGTTAGAATGACAAACACAAACTTTAAGGAATTACCCCAGGACGTGCAGGACAAGGCTATAAACACTTTGAAGGCATTCGACGAAGTTAACGTAATATTTGAGTATGGCGAATACCACGTATCGACAGGTATAGCACTTAAGAAGGAATACGCACCGGATCATAAGTACATAGGCAGATACTTTGCAAAGGACATATTTAGTCCGGAAGACAGGATAGTAAACTATATAGAGCAATTTCACAGCTACCCGATCGAATACAAGGGCGCGAAAAACTGGGATATGCTTCACGAAATGGACGGACTTAGAAAGCGGGGTAAGCAAGCGATCATAAAGCTGGTAGACGGCAATGCTGTAATTGATAAGGTTATAGATGTAAACAGACAACCAGGAGGACAAAAAGCATGAATAGAGTTAAGCAGCTGGAAACAGCCCTGGAACTAATACACAACGTAGTAAAGAGTAATCTACCAGCTACCACATACCCTAGGCTTATAGGTACCGAAGAACGACTGAAAGCAGCCATAGAGGACCTTAAGCTGTATAATCTTAACGAATAGCCGCTAAGTCAATGCGGGGCAGGACCGCAGGCCCGGAACCTTCCGGGCTTCGTTTAAGGCTATAAAGCCACACGAAAGGAAGTGTAAAGTATGGAACCATTAGAAGGTTACAATTTAGACGCTGTAAGCACTTGTAAGATAGGTCAGGAGAAATATAAAGGCTTCACAAGCCGCATAAACCGTAAGAAGTATGTCCAGTACGAATTCAGAGCAGATGACGGCGAACTTTTCAGCTGCGTAAAGCCAACGCTGGAAGCTTGCCGAATCGCCAGGGATAAGTGGCTGGACGAAAGGAAGGGGGTTTAGTATGAAGCTTAACAAGCTTAACCGGGACGAATACATAAGGGCTTTCCAAGTACTTATGGCGAATTACTGCCATATGGTAGGGGATAACGGTCAGGTGCGTATAAACCAGGAATATATAAGGTACCTCCCTATAGCGAAACATATAAGTGCCCATATTGGTGATGTGTATGTAAAAATCCTGGATCTGTTCGTAGATTACCACAAAGTAAAGGATTATGCAGCAAAATACACTTGGTCGGGATATGGTAATATCTTTGGCATACTTTACGATATACGGTGCTATTGTTATAAGGACACACTGGACCCGGGTAACTTTATGACACTGGAAGAACAAAACGATGCAGCCAGACACTGCCCATATTTTGATTTTAGTATGAAAAAACCCAAAAGTTTAAAAGACTTATAAAATGTAGCACATTGTGGCACAAAAACGAAAGGGGTAAATAACCGTGATAAACAAGACTTTGAACACGCCAGTAATAGGTGCAGCCGACCTGGGCTATGGCTGGCCGAAAATAAGCGCATGCGGTAAGACCTGGCGGCAGCCTGCGGTCGTAGGCGAACCCAGGCAGATAAGGGACGAAGACATACACCGTGACGATGTAAGGTATTTCGTACCGGACGGGGACTTGTCAAAAGTAAAGTACTTCATAGGAAACCTGGCTATACGACACAGCCGCGTAAAATACACCAGCACCGGGCAGGACAGGGCGAAAGCCTGGATAACCCGCGTACTTTTGGAAACAGGCCTGGCGCTTACAGCTGGGAATAATAACGTAAACCTGGTAACAGGGCTTCCGGTAGACTTCTACTTTAAACAGCGGGCCGACTTTCAGGCTATGCTTGAAAACTTCAATACTGAACCCATATACGGCGCAATAGAAGGGACTAGGAACTGGCCGAAGGCTGTACGCCCATGGATAGCAGACTTTCACATAGTCCCGCAGCCGCTGGGCGCTTTTATGAACCTTCACGCGAACGACCAGGGCGACCTTATCGACGCAGCGGACGCCCGTAAGCTTTGGCTGGTCCTTGACTTCGGCTTTCACACCTTCGACATACTGGTACTTGAAGGGTTGGAAATCAAGCCAGGTAGCGGCAGCCCGCCGAACTTGGGTATAGGTGAAGCTTACCGCCTGATCCGTGACGAACTGACCGGGCAGCTGGGGCAGGCACCGGACATATATACCCTGGACCACTATATACTTAAGGGCCTGCCTTATGACGGGTACGACCTGGCACCTCTTAAGGAATGGGCGTTTAATTCAATAGCAGCTCAGGCGCAGAACGAAATTGACAGTATTAACCGCCGCTTTCATGGCTGCATAGTAACGGGTGGCTGGGCTGATGAAATGGCGCGCAGGCTTAAGCTACCGGAAAATACGCACATCATGGACCAGCTGGGAAACCTTAAGGGCTATGGAAAGATAGGGCGCAGGAAATGGCGGACGGCGTAGCACGGGCACGCCTGCGCCCCGGCAAGGACGACGATATACAGGCTGCATTAAACGAAGCTACCCGGACACAGGATGAAAGCGACATAGTACGAGCAGCCTTACGGCTTTATTTTGAGCTGGAAGGTCAAGGCAGGGTACTAAGGAAAAGGCAGCAGTCTACAGAACGTCCAGCACGTTCTGTACCTTTGAAATCTGTAAAGCCGGATCTGGTACCCGTTGATAAAAAAGAAATGCCGCAGGACATAAATACGGCACTGGATACATTGCTGGGGTTTTAAAAATTGAAGTATTGGAGGGTGCGAACATGGATCGAGGACAACAGCAGGCATTAGATAAGCCGTTGAAGCTTATCCAGCCGGAGCCGCATTATCGGATCGAACATAAAATCAAGGGCAGCGGAAGCGTAGTAAAGCGTAAAGATGGTAGATGGATGGGGACCTTATACGTAGGCAAAGACCCGGAAACAAGTAAATATATCCGTAAGTATGTGTATGGACATACCAAAAGAGAAGTCCAAGAAAAACTTATGCTTGCGAAAGCAGAACAGGGGGTAAAGTAATGGCAAGGCCGAAGAAGACCGATAAGAAAAACAAGCGCGGCAATGGTGAGGGCACAATATACCAACGTAAAGACGGGACCTGGTGCGCACAAATAAGCACTGGCATAGATCCACTTAAGGGTACACCGATCAGGAAAACAGTATACGGTAAGAAGCGTGAAGAAGTAAGGGACAAATTGATAGAAGTACAAAATCAGCTGCAGACACAAACTTACGCAGATCCCGGCAAGCTTACCTTTAGCGAATGGATCGAAACCTGGTTGACTGTAACCATGAAAAACAGCCTTCGCCAGACTACCTACGAAAGCTACGAAGTCCAAGTATATAAGCACATCATACCGACTATAGGAAAAATAAAGCTTAAGGACTTACAGACAGCAGACCTACAGCGGCTATATAATGCAAAGCTGGAAGGTGGTAGGGCCGATAAAATGAAGAATGAAAAAGGCGAACTGGTGCCCAGGGAAGGCGGCTTATCTCCTAAAACCGTAAGGTATATACACGGAATAATTAATACAGCGCTTAAGCAGGCGGTGTCAGAACATAAGCTGGTTGTTAATCCGGCAGAAGCAGTCAAGCTGCCCCGCAATCCAAAGAAGGAAATGAAGACGTTAAGCCGCGACGACATAGGTATATTTTTAGACAAGGCTAAAACATACCGATACTATGCAGCGTATTTTCTTGATCTGGCAACCGGATTAAGAAGGGGTGAAATACTGGCCCTACGGTGGAAGGACATAGACTTTAAAGCGGGCACTGTTAGAGTAGCACGGCACCTGGTACGTGTAAAAGGCGGCCTGGCAATCCAGGAACCAAAGACCGAAAAGTCAAAGAGATCTGTAGAGATAACGGAAGAAGTTATACAGGTCCTAAAATCGCACAGAGCGAAGCAAAATGCTGAAAAGCTGGAAGTCGGGGAAGCATACCAGTGTGAAGGTGAAGAAAAGGAACGCCTTGTCTTCTGCACAGGGTTAGGTAATTTGGTTAATCCGCGAAGCTTTGTGAGAGACTTCCAGGGCTGCTTAAAACAGGCAGGGCTTGAAAAGGTACGTTTCCATGACCTCCGGCATACTTACGCTACAATGCTGCTGGAAGGCGGCGTTTCCCTTAACGCTGTACAGGAACAGCTGGGACACTATAGCCCAACCTTTACAGCTGAACAATATGGACATGTTACAAAGAAAATGAAGAAGGAAGCTGCTGGTGTCATGGGGGACATATTAAAAGAAGCCGTGAATAGCAATGTAGTACCCATGCACGCTGCTAAAGATAAGAAAAAGAAGGAATAA